CGAGGCTCCGGCAGGCTTGGAAAACTGGCCGATACCCTACACCAGCGCGAGATGAAGATCAGCCCGACAGGCTCATCCAGGGGCGAACGGTTGCTCCGGCTCGTCACGCATCCTGACGTACCGGCAGCGTGACGCTCGCACCCAGCCGCCCTGCACGCCTGTGCACTACCTTGTCGCCATACCGCTGGATAGGATCGGCAAGGGTTCGCTTGACGAAAAAGGCGAACAGCACCAGCACGCCCAGCAACAGCGCCATGTACAGCGGGCCAGGCACGGTGAGCGCCGCAGGGCCGTACCCGAGGCGCTCGGCGAGAGCGAATAGCGACGGATGCGACAGAAACACGACGTAGCCGATCCCGCCGAGCGGGGCAAGCCAGCGCAGCCAGGCGCCGGTGGCACGAGTGGCGCTCAGGAAGATCGCAACCCCCACGCTGTAACTGACGAAGTAGCGATACCAGGTCTCGCCCAAACCGGTGTCACGCGAATAGGCGAACACGCAGATCGGTAGCAGGAACAGGTAGAACAGCGCCACCGCGAGACGGGCGTAACGCCCGGTATCGGGCGCACGGCCATTGTCCGTTGCCCGCCATAGCGCACCGAGAAAGCAGACGCTGAGCATCAGAGGCAAAGCCACCGGCAGCTTCACCTCGAGCTTGTAGCGCAGCACGGCGAGCAGCAGCGTGAATGCGTATTGAGCGAGCAGAAACGTCAGATCCCACTTCGCCGAGCCTCCCAGGCGCAAGGCGAACAACAGGACACACAACACATAGAAGGTCAGCTCGATCTGCAAGGTCCAGTACAGCCCGATCACGTTCTCCACGAACACGAAGCCCTGCAGCATCGTCGCGTTGATCGCGACCACCCCCGGACTGAACACCCTCGCGGGATCGTCCCAGGGAAACATCACCCCGAGAAACAGCGAAAGCCAGTACAGGGGAAACAGCCTGAAGAAACGCTGGTAGGCGAACGCCGCTATCGGCCGCTCATAACGACTACGACTCTGATACAGCGCCGCGACGATGAAGTAGCCGCTCAGCGCGAACAGCACCAGAACACTGGTCTTGCCGACATCCAGCACGGTCTTGCTGGCGAGGAAGAGGTAGTTGCTCATCTCGTCCAGCTGACCATCACGTTTCATCTTCGCAATGAGGTGGGAATAGGCGACGCACAAGGCCGCCACGCCGCGCAGGGCATCGAGCCCGAGTAATCGAGACATGTCTGCTGCTCACTTTTGATCAGAAGGGAGCGTCGCCAGCGCTACGGCGGCACGAACTGACGCGAGGGATTGGTGCCCGCGGACGGCGACAGGCTGGACGGCACAAGGCCGTAGGACGAATGCCGGGTGTGGCAAGGGCAAGCTACCGCCACAGGCGGAGTGGCCTGGGAGGTCGCGCGAGCAGTGAGGCGTCGGCACCTTGTTGCAGCACGCGCCGGGTGGCGGCCACAGCGCTCGACAGGTTCGAAACTAGCGGCAGATTCGCGTCGAATCAACGTGTTCCGCCTAGCTACCGACAGATGACGCGCCGCGCTCGCCAATCGGCTGCCGACGTGCATCTGCCTGGGCCCCGCCCCGTGATAACCTTGCCGGTTTTCGGCGGAACCGCGCAATGTGCGCGGCGCCACGTATGCGCCGCCACCGATTCCGCCATCAACGAATACGCACCGCACGACGATGACCAAACCCAACGCCGATCTCTCTGCCCACACCCCCATGATGCAGCAGTAGTGTAAGAATCATGCCGCAGTCCGCGCAGAATCAGCGTTTCAGCGATTATCTGTCTAAAATACAACCGTTACATAGCGTCTCTACAGGCCAGTAACTGCGCAGGACGCTGACCTAGTATTAGACAGCCAAGGAGGCACGATGCCCGTCCGAATCATCGTCTGCGGAGGCCGCGACTACGCCGCCCGCGCCCGCGTTTTCGAAGTGCTCGACCACATCCTGCTGACCCGTGGAATCAGCGAGATCATCCAGGGCGAAGCACCAGGCGCCGACCGTTTTGCCAGAGAGTGGGCGTTAAACCGAGGCGTCCCCTGCTCCGATCGGTTCATAGCGCGCTGGTGGGATCTCGACATGCCGGGCGCCCTGGTCAAGGTCAACCGCTACGGCAAGAGATACGTCGCCAATGCCGGGCCGATTCGAAACAGGCAGATGCTGGAAACGAAGCCAGACGGCGTAGTCGCCTTCCCTGGCGGTCGCGGAACGCAAGACATGATCACCGCAGCACAGGAGGCCGGAGTCCCGGTCTACCGTCCTAGCCCGTCCGGGCAACTCTAATTCCCCTACGCGATAAACCGTATGCGGTACGCCTCACGCTCTGTCGAGTTCATGAACTCCCAGGCGAAATCTTCGCCTTTCGGCCCGCCGTCGCACTGGTTGTACCGATACCAGCCACCCACGCGCAGCCCTGAGTACATCAGGTTGCGCTTGATGACTCCGACGCCGAGGGTTTCCAGCATCTCGCGGAACAGATCATCAGCTTCGGCGCGGCTGACCTGCTGAGAGCAGTAGCACCAATCATGCAGGACGCCGGCTGCTCGGTGGTCGATACCGTCAAACAGCGGATCAACCAGCCACGGTATCGAGGCCAGATCGGTGACGAACCAGCGCGGCACGGTGAACTCCCGGCCGTCGCGGGCGTGATACCGGAACGGCTCCAGTAGCACCCACTCGCCGGGCTTGTAGGCGCGCAGGTCCAGCGCACCGGAGAACCATGCGTCACTCATCGTCCACCCCGGCACATTGGATGTTGATGCGGTTCGGCGCCAGGGCAAGGGCGACGGCCTCCCGGTTTACGCTGCGGGCCGGCTCGGGCAGCATGCAGTACCGGGCAACGGCGTATTGGGCGGACTGGATGACGGTGCAACCTTGGAGGGTGAGCAGTAGCAGTCCTGCGATTACGATCTTCATGCCAGCACTCCCCCGGCCCTTGAGTAAGCGGCCAGCAGCGCGCCGACCTTGTGTTCGTGCTGCCCGTAACCGGCGCCCGGCAAGCTGGCCCAGCGGCTGCGGCACTTCGCGACAGCATGCTCAATGCACCCGGCCTTGATGTCGTCCAGCGCCTTGCACTCGCGGATCAGCTGCAGCGCAATACGATCCTGATTCTCGGGCGTAAACCCACCAGTGAGCCCGAGGCTTTTCCGGTAGTGATCCCAATAGCGCGACAGGATCTGGTAACGGCCGGCGGCCGTGGACTTGATGCCTAGCGCGGGCAGGCTGATGAGGCGGCGCGGGTGGTCCTCGTAGGAGTCGAACAGCCCGCCCCCGACTACCACGTCATACCCGCGATCATTGGTTGGCTGGCGTCCGTTATCCGTGCCTTCGGACCATGCGATCAGGTCCAGAAATGCGCAGACATTCGAGCCGCCCGCCTGGGCAGCTGTGAGTTGTGGCATTTTCGGTACTCCAGAAGCGACGAAACCCGCCGAAGCGGGTCTGTGTGTGCGGGTCAGTCAGATCGTCGAGGCAGTCACGAACAGGGCGTCAACCTGCTCATCTGTCAGCCCGAGGTCGCCGGCCATATAGCTGATCAATGGCCAGTCGCGGCGGACTTCCAGCGCGTACTCCCAGTCAATCCGGGCGCGTTCGCCTTCGGTGCCAGGCATTGTGGCAATGGACGACTGCACGGCATCCAGCAGGCCGGCATCGAGCAGCGCGATTCGGCACTGGCGCATCGTGACGGACTCGGGAACCTGCAATTTGCGATGCGCTGCGATTTCCTCTGCACTCCACGGCACGACCTCGCGCACCACGACAACAACGCGGCGCTCAGCATCAACCGTCAGCGTCTCGTCGCCGTAGCGCTCGAACTCGCCAAGCGCTGGCGACTGATCTTCCTCGGCCCACCAGGCGCAGTCGGAGACGCCAAGGGCTGGGTCGGTCCAGCTGAGATCGGCGAGGGATTCGGGTGCGAGGCCGCGTAGGAAGGGCGGGAAGGGTTCGCGAGACACGTTTCCATTCTGAATTTTCACCATAGCTCGATCACCGCCAAATAGGCGCCTCCAACTCCACCACTATTCCGCCCGCCGCCGCCGCCGCCGCCAGCTAGGCCGCCATTGCCGCCAATATAGGAGGACGCCACTCCGCCAGTCATTTCTGGCAGCAATAACGCCATTACTCCGTCGCCGCTCCCGCCATTTGTGAGGCTGCTGTACCCGCCGCCTCCGTCGTACGTCCCGCCGCCGCCGCCGCCGCCAGCTGTATCGGAGCGCCCCGCGCCTTGACCGCCACCGCCAGATGATCCATCAACGTCAGGCATGCCTGGCGCGCCGCCCATTCCGCCTGCGCCGCTTGGTCCGCCACTTCCGCCGCCGCCACCAGCGGATGAACCGCTGCCTGTACCGCCTGCGCCTCCGGCATGATTGATATCCCCGCCACTCCCAACGCCGCCTACGCCTCCGGTTGATCCGGATGCACTTGCGCCAAACGTCGCGTTCAACGCATACCCGAGACCGATCAGGCTCACTGATGTAGAGGTTGCACTCAGCGAGACATCCCTGGCCGCGAACTTAGACAGCTTCAGGTCGATGGTTCCGGCGTAGCCCCCGCCGCCCCCGCCGCCCGGAGAGGTGTTCCCCCCAGCGCCATTTCCGCCGCGCCCAAACAGGTGCAGGCGGGCATGCTCAAACTCTGACGGGATCGTGTAGGCTCCTGCCGCATTCATCACGACAATTTTTCTACGCGATGAGGGCGCAGGCATCACGCGTGCCAACCCCAACGGATTCCCCAGCGGGTTCCCCAATGCTCGATCAGCCATATCAGTAATCCATCCACTGAGCCGCGAAAACAATGCCGGCGGCGAGCGCTACCTGGCTGCCGACGAACAGTTTGTCTCCAGCCTCCAGACGCAGCGGGGTCGAGTCCGCCACGTTGCCGAATGCGGTTTCGGGGATGGCGGTAGTCGGTGCAACGGTGTGTGCTGCCATCAGCTCGGAGTCGATCAGGCGCTTCGTGGTCTGCCCGCTCTTCTGCAGGAACAGAACCAGCGATGACGCTGTGCAGGTCCCGCGCGGCATGGCGGCCAGGCGGGTAACCAGCGCGCCGTTCGCGCCTGCGGTCAGCAGCTCAACGGTGTTCGTTGGATTGTCGTCGGCCACAGTTGCGGCAGCAGTGACAACAGCGGCAGCAGTTTTCGGGGTTTGGGCGAACGGGGCGGTGAATGTCATAGGCATGGGCGTGGTCCTTAGAAAAGTAGAGCGGTTGCGTGCATTTGGGCGGTGAGGTCGACGACCCCGGTCAGGCCGTTAACGCTAGTCACCGGCCCGTCAGCGATGGATGCCAGCGCATCAGCGACAGCCTGCGCGTCCGTTGCGACCTGCGCGGTATTGCTGGCTACCTGCAGCGTATTGGCGGCCACCTCATCAGCGCGGGCGACTACGGTTGCCGTGTTGCTGGCTACGGTCGCGGTATTGGCGGCGACCTCTGCGCGGTCGGCCTCCGCTGCCGCCTCGCTCGCAGCTGCTGCCGTGGCGCTGGCGTAGGCGTCGATGGCGCGTTGATCGACGAATTCAGCGGAAGCGTTGAACTCGGCAACCATGCCGACCTGTGCCGCCACGAATGCGTCTGCTTTTGCAGTGAAATCGCTAGGCGCATCAGCCCGCGTCGGCGCAGGAGGTAGCGGTGTAATAACCGGTGCTGTCATTGGAAACTCCTAACCTCTAGGGTCATGTCGCAAAGCGCGGGGTTGGCGATAACGGTCGCCAGGCGCTCGAACCGCCCAACGATGATTGTTGTGTCCATGCCGGCATCGCCGACGTAGAGGGATGGCACGTCGCGCAGCCTTTCTAGCGTGCGCATGGCGGTGCCGATCTGATCTGTAGGGATGCGCAGGTCGAAATCGACGGCACGACGAGATCCCCGAGGGGTCAGCGTTACGTTGCCGAAATCATCCTCGGTCGTGCGGGTGTAGCTGACCAGTCCTAGGCCGGTGCCGTAGACGGCCATACCGATCTCTAGCGCACTGCCGAGAACCAGCGTCCCGACTTGGGCCGTACCACTTGGCGCAGAGACGATGACCTGAACGTCCGCATTGCCGTAGGCCGGCAGGTCGAACATGGCAACGTTGTCCCGCCGCTCGAATGGCGCGAACCAGTAGTCGTACCAGCTGGTCACGCCGGTATCGGCCATCTGGACCGTTATGTCGTAGACGGTGCCCTCCCCTGGCGCTGTCATCACGACGCGAACGCTAGTCCCCGCCACGCCGACGAGGCCGATGGCGTTAACCACCTGCCCCGGCCGGATCATTAGATCGATCGACTCTGCGTTTGTCGTGTATTTGCCGATCAGCCATTTGGTGCCAGCGCGTTTGTCGAACATACGCCAGCGGTTGCAGGCGCCGAGGTCGATCCATTTGAATGGCGTTGCGGTTTCGGTGCCCGGCTCTACCGTGTTGCTGTCCGCCACGCTCTCGTAGACGTGCAGGTTGTGCAGCACGGTTTGCCCCGTGCTGTACGTCCCGGCTGCCCATGCGGGCGCGTCATCGAGCGCGACGTTGCTGCTGAGCAGCGTTGTTGGCGTCACGGACGCCGGCCGCACTACTCTCATGCTGCCTCCGGTTGCGGTAGACCGATCTCGTTCATTTGGCGCACGCCGTAGGCGGTGCTCTCGGTGTATTTGGCAATGGCGCCAAGAGCTGAGCGCAGGCCGGCCACCTCACTACGCAGGGCGCGCAGCTCTTCGGTCGAACCCGCGCCACTCAACATCGCCGCCGTCTGGCCTGCGTTATAGATGCGCGACGGGCCGGTGACCTCCAGTTCCGGACCTTTCTCGCCGACGATCCGCAGACCGCCGCCGAACAGACCACCAGAGGCGAACCCTGGGATGCCTAGGCCCTTCAGGTACTCCTCGGCCGACTTCTTGGTAGCAGCAGATTCCGCGCTGTTCCCCAGCGCCCCCTTGGCGATCGACGCAGCAATGTCCTGGTACGTCGCCTTTCCGCTCTGCAGCGCATTGGCCCAGAACGCAGCGCCGGCCTCGTCGCCCTCAGTTCCGCGACCGAGCACCGACTGATAGATCGTGTCGATGATCGAACGGTTGTTCTGCGGGGTGTTGGCCTGCGCCGCGCCCTTCGGAAGGCCCTGCAGCGCAGCAACCACCGAGGCGTTCATCGCGGCAATTGCTGCCGCTACGCTCATGATGGAGTTGTCGATGCCGTTGAGCGCGTCGAGCTGGGATTGCGCGAAGGCAAGCTGCTCATCCAGTTTCGAGAGCTGCTTTTCGTACTGCTCGAGCATCTGCTCTTCGGCACTGAGCTGCTTGCCGTTGACCTTCTCCAGTTCAGCGATCAGGTTGGCCGTGCGGCCCTGCTCCCGCTCGAAATCCTCCAGCGAGCGATACAGCGACGTGTCCATGTTGGACGCAACGTCCAGAGCATCCTGGAGCCCTGCATAGTCAGCCAGAGACCCGCCAGCCCGGGCGGTTACCAACGCACTATTGAGCGTCATCACCGCCTGAGCGCGCAGCATCCGCACGGTGTCGTCCGACGATCCACGCAGACGCTTGAGTGCGGCATCGAGCGAATTGCTCACGCCGGTCAGTGCGTTGATTGCAGATGCCGTGCTGCTCGCCGCCCGCTGGATTTCCTGCTGCTGGTTGGCAATGGAGCGCTGCAGAGCCGCATAGGCAGAGCCAGCCGCACCGATCAGCGCCGCTCCCTGTTGCTCGAGGATGCTGTAGTACTGCGCAGCTTGGCCGGACAACGCCATCAGGGTGTTGAATAGCTCGCTCCCTGATTCGGTCGTGACATCAATCGCCTCGACCATCCCCCTGTACTCGGAACGGCTTTTGGCGATGGTAATGCCGGCATCGTCAAAGGTTTCGAGCAGCTGCTGCAGGGTTTTCTCCTGCTGCTCTGCCGCACTAAAGAACGCCCCGTAGTAGGTCGCCACATTGGCTGATAGCGCATCCATCCCGCCAGCGGCCTCTGCGATGCCATTGGCCAGCTCCATGCTGTGCGCAGATAGGTCGAGCACGGCGACGTTGATCAGCTCAAGCGAATCGTTGACACCCTCGAACACATTGATGCGCCGGGTCAGCTCTTCGAGCGAATAGCCGAACCCGCCGACGCCCTTGTCGATCTCCGCGATCATGCGATCACCGGCAAACTCGAACCACTCGGCTATTGCCGCCTGTATTTCCTCCTCGGTTTTGCCTTTGGTGGAGATTTGGCGACGGGCGATCTCTAAGCCATCTAGGGCGCCGGCGTTAACCGAGACGCCGATTCGGGCCAGCAGGTCGGAGACGGTATCTTCGGTGGCGTCGAAAGCCGCTTGGAACTGGGCAGCGGTTTCCTCATCAAGAGCACTGAAACGCGTGCGCTTCTTGTCAGAGCTGAAGAGCCCACCCTTTTTCTTCTGGTACTCGAACTGCTGACCTAGAAAATCGCCATCCGTTACGCTGAATGCCAGTCCGGCGTCCTTCGTCTCCCAGTCGCCCCCGAATAGCTTGGAGCCGAACGCCGCACCGAGAGCGGCGCCAATGACAGTGCCGATACCCGGCAGCACCGACCCCAGGGCAGCGCCCATGGCCGTGCCGCTCAGTGCCGACGCCGCCGCGGCGCCTGCCATGGTGCCGAGCGTACCGCCGCCCCAGCCGCCAACTCCTCCAGCTACAGCGCCTTTGATGCCGGAACGCTGATAGCCCATATAGGCACCAGACAAGCCGCCCGCGATGGCGCCCATTCCTGTGGCAGCGCTGCCCCATGTCGTGGCCGCCGCGTTCTGCGCACCGACCCAGTTGCCGAACTGCGCCCCGGTGTAGTCGGCGATCGCACTGCCGCCAGAGTTGGCCGCGCCGCTGCCAAAAAAACCGCCGAGCGCGTTGCTGCCATAGTTCCAGCCGCTGGAAATGGCGCCGCTAAAGCCGCCATTGCCCCAACCCTGCGCGACCGCCTGGCCGAACCCTGAGTTGGCGATGCTGTACCCATTGCGCAGCAGGCCGAACGCATCCAGCCCGCCGCTGCCGGCAGAGCCGCCCATCATGCTCACCGCCTGCCCAGCGCCCCCGCCAATGCCCATCGCCGCGCCGATCTGCATGATGATCGGCTTGGTAATGGCCATGTGAGCCAGTTCGGCCAGCATCTGCTTGAAGGCATTGGTGAGCGAGTCGCGGAACGAGGAGAACCCGTCGCCAATGTTGCGCCAGGCGTCGGCGAAGGCCGCATCGACGCGGTCTAGCGCGCCTTCGGTCCACTTGGCCCATTCGGAGGTGGCGCGGGTGTTCTGCTCGAACTGGCGCTCATTCTCCTGAAGCAGTGCAGTCCACTTGCCGGTCGGGTCGCCTGTGCGCTCGATTTCCTCGCGAAGGCGTTTCTGCTCAGCCGCAAAGTCCTTCGCTGCCTTGCCGGCCGGGTTGATCTTGTCTTCGAGGGCTTCCAGCTCCTTGCGATACTCCTCAATGGCGTCAGCGGGGCCGGTCGCGTCGGCGCCCTCCATTGCGAAGTTGAGGCGGTGGATGGCGTCAGCAAGCTGGTCGCCTTTGAGCTTGGCTTCTAGCAACTCGACTTCTTTGGTGTATCGACGCTGTGCCGCTTCAGCAGGATAGAGCCGGTCGTACAGGGCTTGGTAGGCGTTGGCGCTGTCGTTGGTGAGCTTGATTGAGCCCTTTAGAGCATTGGCCTGGTCGATCAGAGCCGCGTTCTTCAGGGCGAGCGCCTTGTCTGACTCAGAGAGAACGCCCGCATACCCCTTCTCAATAGCGATATTGACGCGCTGAACTTCGGTCAGTTTTCCTGCAAAGTCGGCTTGGCGCTGAAGCTGAGCAAGGTATTTGTTACCAGCTTCGTCGGTTTCGACGTTTGCGAGATTGTTTTCCCTAACTGCGGCTGTGTTTTCCCGCATTGCGTCCGTGAGAGCGCCCAGCCGCTTCGCTGCCTCCTGCGATTCGTCACTTGCTTTGCTGATCGCTCCAGCCTGAGATATCCATGAATCAAGAGCGGCCGCTGGCACATTGAATCGGTCTGCCACCTCACGAAGAATCGGCGACAGATCAGCCCCGCTGGCTTTAGCCTCATTGAGGCGATCAATCAGCTGCTGATATTGCTGCAGTTGCTGTGCGTACCCACCACTTCTAGCGTCGCCTGGAGCTACAAGCGCATCACGCAAGGACTGCCGCAGAACATCAAACCGAGCAGTTACCGCATCGGCGGCAGCAATCTGCTTTTCTTGCCAGGCGACTAAAGCTGCTTCCTGCTGGTCACGCTTGAGACTCTGGAACTCCGCTCGAAGGTCAACAACCGACCTCTGCATGTCGTCGAGGCCGATAGTCGCCTTTTGCGCGCTGCCGCCCCAATCAATGAACGAGGCTGCAACAGCGCCAGCAGTCACTGCCAAGCCGAGCGGCCCGCCCATTACACCAAGCAAGCCAGTGCCGGCGCGAGCAAATGTGTTTGCGGCAACGCTTGCGTCTGCGGCCGCTTTGGTTGACGCAGCTACTGCTGCATTCGCGATGGCGGTTGCTTCGGCATGCGCCGCAACTGCCGCCGTGCGCCTCGCATAGGCTGCCTGAACCTCAGCCGAGGCCGCAACTGTCGTTGCCGCAAGCGCAGCCTCAGCCGCCTGAATTTGGCGGATTATGGCTGTCTCAGAAAGCCTGATTTCGGCCATTCTGGCCACGCTTGCTGCGCGGCCCTGCTCGGTTATCTGCGCCTTTAACCGCTGCTGCTCAAGGCCCATCTCAGCAGCTAGCGTCGCCTGCACAGATTGCAGGTTGGCCAGGTTGGACTGTTGGCGAGCGCGATCTGATGCAACTTTCCCTTGGGCCGCGGAGACTTCTAAGCTTGCCAGCTCTACGACAGACTTGGCCTCCAGTTGCTTGGCCTGGGCAGTCAAGGCAGATTGCCGAGCCGAGTCAGCATCAGCCTTGGCCTCTGCAATGCTGGCCTTAGTCGCCAGAGCCGATGCAATCGCCTTTTGAGTTAGCGCCCCTGCCGTCCGCCCAAGCGCGGCATAGAAGCCAGTCTCCAATACCTGGCTTACGGTTCCGAGATTTTCGGAAAGCAACTTGAGGCTGTCCGAGTATGCATCAACGGCAACGCCAAATGCCGGCATCGCCCCCTCACCAAGATCCTTCTTGAGGTTTTCTACCAGCCTGCTTGTTGATTGGAGTTTTTTTAGCGGATTATCAAGCGAGTCTGCGTAGGCGCCGGCAATATTCTTGCCCGCCTCCATTGCGGCATTCACGCCAGCCTGAACCTTTTCGGTAACAGTCAGTTGGTCAGCATTCTTTCCAAGCTGTGCGGCCAGCTTCTCATAGCTACGCTGAAAGTTGACGTTTAGGCCGAGTGTTTCGAGTGTCTCTTTTTCAGCGGACTGTATACCTTTGATAAGCCGCTCAAACGACTCAGAAGAGTTTAGATTGCCAACTACGGCAGCATCTTGGGCAAGTCGCGCTAATTTTGTTGCTTGGGCTAGATCGATATTAGCCGACATCATCTTAATGATGTTGTTGCGCGACTGAATCGCAGAAATCCCGGCCGCCTGTAGCTGCTGATCTAGAGCTGCTAGCTCGACTGCAGAGCGACCGGTGTTCTCGCCAACCCGGCTCATAACAATGCCGAGCTGATCGTACCGAGCGGCCAGGGTTACAGCGTCTTTCACCTGCTCACCGAGCTTGAGCCCGGCGAACGCAGCGGCAGCCGTTTTAGCCATAGAGCCAACCGCGCTCTCGACAGCGGATGACTGGCGCTCAAGCTGGGCGAGTTCTCGCTCGGCACTTTTCACCTGCCGGCTGTCGACTGCGATAACTAGGACGGCTGTCTCAGTCATTACTTTTCTCCGGTCAAAAAAATACCCGCGCAAGGCGGGCTTTGTAGAGGCATAAAAAACCCGCACTAGGCGGGCTGGTTTGCACTTGAGCTCGGGTGAACGAGCAACGACTCATGCGTTTCAATCAATGTGTTTCACGGCCCATTTCATATACGAAAAGACCTCATCAAAGCCGTACAGGTCGAAGGTAACGTCTTTGTATGCTTTGTATGGCCACTGCTGATAGCGAGTGGTAACCGACCCTCCCTGCTGGAACTCTTCAATCAGCTTTCTGCTAAGTGACGGCCCGAACTGGTCTTTGCTGGAGACGATATAAGGAGTACCGGCGCCCACCCTTACGGCAACATCGGTTCCCGGGTAATGCTCCGATCCGACCCAGATATACTCATCACCACCCTTGCCGACTGACACCGTCAGATCATGGATTGAAGCGGCACATCGGACGCTGTCATCCATTGCATCTTTAACGCATCTAACGTTCCAGTTGTCTGAGCTGCGTTCCTCAATAGCTAGTGTGTTCCCTTTTTTACCGGAAAAGCTCCCGCTCCCATCCGTGTACCAGAACCTGTAGCTGACTCCGTTGAGCTTTCCAGATTCTGTCTTCGTGACTTCAATTTTGGACGACAAGCGAGTCTCACTTTTCCCGACCTTCCCGCCCTCGGAAAATGGCGACTCGCTTTGTATTAGATTCTTTTTTTCCACCCGCTCTAGGGCAGCCGCACTGCTGCATATCATTACCAGCCCGATTGTCAATCCAATCCGCATCCCCACCCCTCCCTTTCAGAAAGGGCCAATGTAGCAGATGGCCATCGGGGCGAGCTAGGCGAGGGCCGACTGCCCTAGGCGGTCGAGTTCCTTGATCATGGACTCAACCTCCCTGATGTGGAGGGCCGCCTCGGCGCTTTCGAATGACTCTTGAAGATCGTAATCGGCAGCTGCGCGCAGCCGCTTCTTGTAACGAAGCATGCGGGCGAGCATCTTCAGCCGCTTTCCGCCGCCATCGAAGCGCGCGAAGAGTTTTTCATGCGTTCCAGTGTTTCGCCGCGCAGACTCGGGCAGCTCCATCCGACTAGCTGCCGCGTCAGCACAGTGAAACGCGCTGTAGTAAGCCCGACTGATAGAGGACCGAATATCTATCTCCTTTCCATCAGCCAGCAAACGGCGACTCTGCGCCAGGAACTCTTCAGCCGATACGGACATGATGAGCCTCTTCTGCCTTGTAATCGTCGCCAGACACCCACGGGGTAACGCAGATGGAAAGCTCTTGATCAAGTTCGTCATCAAATTGATCGATCAAGGCTTCGGTGATCCGCTCATTGAGCAGAGCAAGCTCATCTATGCCTGCGCGCACCACAAAGCGATACAGGATGCCCTCACCCTCCATCGCAAACAGCTTGTAACCAGTTATAGGCTGGAGGCTTTCCGCAACTATCACTTTGCACGCAACGTCGAGGCGCTTGGTCACCTCGATATCGTCAACACCGAGGCTATCCACGACTGCCCCCGCGGCCCTGACGCTCGCCTGGCTTAGGCTGGATGTTCCGCTGTAGTTCATAGCTGACCCCAGCATTCCTGATAAAACATGGTGGCTGAACACAAGCGCGCGCGACTCATCGGGCACTTCGGAAATGTTAGAAAGAGTCTCCCGGGCGCAAAGGACTTCGCCACTTAGAAGCGCCAAGTGAGATTTAGAGATTGCGAGCGCAAAACTCTCTAGCCCACCAGCTTCGGCAAGATCCATTCTTTTCATGGCGTCCTGATAGCGCAATTGAAGGCCAAGCAGGCAAGCATACTCATGGTGCAATGCCGCCTCGTAGAGAGCTGGCAGCCCTGGCCTATCCAGTTCGCCCTGAATCTTCCGCTTCAGCCGCTCGGCCGCAAGCTCGTCTAGCCTGCATGTAGCGAGAAGCCTGTCTTCAATGCTCTGCCTCTCGCCGAGGACTTGAGCCCGAGATTGATTATCTGTCTGCGCCATTCCGCCTCCGCTGCGTGCCGGCGAAATGTAACACCGAGAGGCCAGCGCAGAAACCCAGCCTGGGCTGGGTTCTGGAATTGGCAGTGCGGTGCTACGCGACGGCTTTCACGCTCAACAGTTCGCGCAACCGCTCTACGCCTGCGCTGCTGTAGTGGAAGCTCTCGACCTGCTTCGAGCTGTGCCGGGCCTTGTCGAGGCGGAACTCACCGTAGGGCGCCACCTTCAGGCCGTTCGCGTTGGCTAACCTTCCGATCCTGTTGGCCGACACGCCTAGTAGCGCGCCGACTTCACCGGCCGGCATCAGGTGCTCCTCTACTTTCGGTAGTGGAATCACCTTGTGCCCTAGCGCCTGCTCGGTCAGAACACTGAGCAGCGCTTGCTTGCTGTTCTGGCCTAAGTTCGGCAGATGCTCAAGGGTCAGCTTCGCCAGATCAACGAGAGCAGCGACGGGAGCGGCAACAGTGTCCAGCAGCTGCTTCGGCCTTTTCGCCTCTTCAAGCTCATGAAGCCGGCGAACCACCTTCCGACGAAGCAGGACACTGTAGCCAGTCAAAAGAGTCTCCGTCAGCTCACGGTCGAGCCTGAACTCTGACGTATAACCGCGAGCGTCCTTCCGCTCTTCGACATGGCTCAAATCTGAGCCATCGTCTTCAAGCGCCTGAAGCATTTCGCGGATGTCTCGCACGACATTCTTATGCTGCTTGCCGGTCAGGCGAGCAATCTCACGAGACGACATGGTTACCGGAGCCGCAGTCAAAGCGCTCATGCTGCCACCGCCTGTACGCCAGCGTACTCCTGGGGCTTCATCCGGCCGCGCTCAAGGGTGCCGAGCGCCTGGCTGATCGCGCCACCTGCTGCCTTCATCAGGTAATCCATCTGACGCATCAGGTTCTGGTAGGAGCGGAACTCGTAGAAGGCGCCCTCAACCTGATATCCAGCGTTGTGCATCTTGTCGAGCAGCTCCAGGCACGGGGAGTCTTTGCTCAGCACGAGGTCGCCAACGGTCACACCAAGGTCGCCGCCGCGGTGTTTTGTGACACCGAAGCACTGCGGGTTGCGAGCGATCCAGTCTTCAATGGTGCAACTGAAGTCGATCAGCTTGCCCTGCTCTCGCTCTTTGGCCAGCCACTCACCCTCAATGGCGTAGGCTGCAACGAAATTACAGGCGTTTGCCATTTCGCCAGCCGGAATCAGCGCCGTTTTTTGAACGTTGAATCGCGAGCGAAGCCGGCTCTTCATGGTGTGCTTGAAGCTGCGGCGAAGGCCGTCAGGGATAATGCTCGCCTTTTGCTCGATGACACGATCAAGTACCAGCTCTCCGGTTGTGCCTATCACTTCTCCGACCAATGTCGCCATTCTGGCGCGATCATCTTCGTATCGGCCTTCCCGGCGAATCGACGGCAGCACCTCTGCAGTTACCCACTTACGGAAAGCGTGTGCATTGCTACCTTTCTTGATGGCGTCGTCGCAACGCAGGATGAGGGTATAAAGGCCCGACTCATTGATGATGTTGACGGCACCCTGACGCCCTAACTTAAAGTTAGACCGTTCGTCCTCATCCAGCGCGTACAGGGCTTTTGTGGTGTTGCTATTACCAAGAACCCGGCAAACATCTGCAGCCACAAACCAAGGCTCGCCTTCGATGCTGATGGCCCTGACGCTGTGTCCCTTGAAGTCAAAGGGGATGACATTTGATTTGACTGTGCTAATATTCGTCATGACGTTTTCTTCCTGATAGCTGATTACGTTCGCTTTCGAAGCCCTGATGACTCTCACCTCATCGGGGCTTCTTCGTTTCAGGCTACTGCCTGCCTGCTCTGCATTTCCCGCCACTTGAAGCCCTCCTCGATAAGCAAGCTCAGCTCAGTGTTAAGGCTGCGCCGGTATTTGCTCGCCTCGTCTTTGGCTCGCTCCCGAACTGGCTGTCCAAGCCGCAGCGGAAATGGATTGACGCGCTGTACTTCCTTCATAAGGTCCTCCTTTCTCTCGACCGTGGACTCATATTAACTCATCAATGCAATGAGTCAAGTGGATTCATTGAGTCAAACTGATTCTTTTCGCATACTCACTGCGCACTTAGTCCGAGCCAGCCCATGACAGACCGCCATTCGATCAGCCCCTACCCAATCCGCATGCCTTCAGACCTGAGGGAGCGCCTGGAGCAGGCCGCGAAGCAGGGGTCACGCTCTCTGCATGCCGAGATCATCGCCCGCCTTGAATCCACATTCACGCCGGCCGAAAGCGCCGCCGAGCGCGCCGCGCGACTGGATCAGATCCGCGAGAAGGCAATGCCTGGCATGGTTGAGATATTGGCCGACCTGCAAGCCAAGGTTGCGCAAGAGATCGAGCAGAGAGCCCGTGAGATCGCATCCCTACAGCTTGAACAGCGCGATTTAGCTATAGAGTCGCTGCACCACAACATACCGACCAAGATCACTGAGACGGACAAGCTGCGCCCCGCATCGAAGCGAATCCCCCGCACCCGCAAGAAGCCGGCCGAGTAAGTCTAAGCACACCAGGTCTAAAGGCAACGAAATGTCCTTTTGTTCCTTTGCGCCCCTGTGGGCACCCGAAATCACCAACTAGGTTGGCCTATGGACGTACGCAGCGCAGCCCAGCGCCTTAGGGCTTGCTTGGATAACCCGGCCAATGGGCATTACGCCCAACTCGAGATGCGCGCTGCACTTCTTGACCTTCTCCAGGATTGGCCGCACCTCCGCCTCAAGATCGCGGACATGCTCCTGCCACATGGCCGTCCGATATCCGCGAAATCGCGTCATGCTCTGCAAGGAATGCCAGAGGTGATCGCTACCGCTCGATTGATAGGCGCCCCTGCTCCAACGTCACACGACCTGAAGAAGCTCTACCGTATTGCTCAAATGCTAGCGATCTAGCGATCTAGCGAGTCCTGAGTCTGAGACTGAGCCCCGTCTCCCTGTACGCATTCCCAGTTCCGGCAGTGATGGCGCGGTGATAGCGTGCAGGCTTTTGCTAGGGAGAGCGAATGTGTCCTCGATTGTTTTCGATGTAAGCCCCGGCGGCGCACTTGTTGCCGTAGATACGATGTGTACTGGCGCGAACGGTGCCTTTCGCTACCACGTCTCGAAAGCCTTCGCTGTTCCGCATCTAAACCTTGTTGTGGCCGTCACGGGCTGGCTCGATCTGGCCGAGCGATTCGTTGCCGCGCTCAACCACTGCGGCTTCGTCGAGCATGACGAAGTAGCGATGCACGCGAGCGATATCCTCGCTGAAATCTGGAAAGACCGGCATGCAGGCCTTGGCGAGCCCTCTGCTGGGTCCAATCCAGATATCGTCACTTCCACGATTTTCCAATTCGGCTACTCCGCTAGTCGTGGTGCGTTTGAGGTTGTCCAGTACGCATCGGGCGACGGCTTCCGCCCGCAGCGGGCCACCGACATTCACGCGCACAAGCCTCCGGCACCCCTAGCTGGCGAGCCGGAGCAAGGCGATGCCGAGATCGTCAGAATCATGCGCAGCCAGCGATTGCACGAGCAGCGCAAGCCGCCCGAAAGCAGGGTTCACATTGGCGGCGGCATCCTGGTCTTTGTCATCGACCATCGCGGCATCGCCATACAGCGCATCCATACGTTCGACTAACTACTTCGACCGCATCACCTCAAGCGCGGCGAGCCCGATCACCTGCCTGCGCCTTGTGGAATTGAACGATTTCTACCGCCACGGCATGATGGCCTTTTGTCACGATCCGTGAGGCCAGAGTAATGAAACGAACAAGACGAGTAGAAACGGCCCGGTACAACACTGTTGCGCCAAACGGGAGGCCCGTCACCGTTATTGAGATCACTCTGCAAATTGAGTTCACGTCGTATGATTCCGGAACTCAGCGTCTCAGCGGAACGAGATCCTATGCCACCTCCGATGGCAAGCCGGTGAACTGGCTGAGCGAGACCGCTTTTGAACTCGTCACATCTGGCGAAACGTTGACGCGTGTCTAGCCGACATCGGCCGGCTCAGCTCCGAACTGCCCGCCCGTGCGCGTCATCCAGCCGCATCAGGCACCAGACCTCATCGGGACTGAGCGCCTGCCCGGTGAGCCGTGACCAAGCCTCGACCTCGCAATAGGTCATCGGCTCCGCTGTCCGCTTGCAGTCCCAGAACAGACCTATCAGATAACCCATGCCCTCCGGAGCCGGCGCAATGTCCAGCTCCTTTGGCTTGTGCCCGGTCTGCTGCCACACCTTGGTCAGGTGCTCCTTGACGGAAGCCTGGGAGCCTGGCGCAACGACACGCAGTTTCACGTCAGCCTCGAAGTGCTCGATCAGGCCACCAGCACGCTCGCGAAAAAACGGCTTCGGTCTCCGCTGAACTGCTCGACATCTTGAGCCAGGCCGGGATTGTTGGTCAGCAACTCGGTTACGGCTTCCTTGTTGAACTCAACAGGCAGGTTCCAGCCGGTCACCAGCGCAACTCGGAACTGCAGGCTAGCGCGCTCGCTCACGGCCATCTTTTCTTCGTCGCTCATCTTGTCGTTGCGCTCGTCACGAATGATGCGCGTAGCCGCGAGCAACGCCTGCTTGGCAGCCGGAGCGTCGGCGCCAATCACGGTCAGGTGGTACTCGGTAGCGGTGCCGTCTGGCTTTTTCAGGGGCAGCGGCTTGCCTTCGGACGCCTGCGGGACGGTGAAGAAATCAGCGAGGTTAAACGGCTGGCTTTTGGTCTTGGTGGACATGCGTTAACTCCAGAAAAGCAAAGCCCCGCTCGGCGGCGGGGCTGAATGGTTAGACTGCAGTGCGGGTGATCTTCATCGTGGTGCCGGCTGCGCCGTCATAACCCGCGCTGAGCGTGTAGCTCGGGATAATCGCGCCTGGGCCGGAGACTTGTTTCTGCCCCTGGGTGTAACGCACGCGCGGCAATTCGATCGTGTACTTCTGCACGCCCTCGACCAGCTCGATCTTGTGCGTGGTCAGCTCTTCGTTGAGCACCTTGCCCCACAGCACGCCATCGATCAGGTAGGCACTCATGCTGCCGGTTACAGTCGCGATGCCGTTTGCGATGTTGTAAGCCGAGCGGCTGCCCAGCGCGAAGATCGGCTCCATCCCGTTATCGAGCGTGGCGCTCCACTCGGTTGCGTAGGCCAGCTCGGCGCCTGCCTCGGTCAACGCAATGTTGGTCGTGACCATGATTTCGGTTGTGGTAGCCGCGGCGAACGTCGCGTCTGCAGGCATAGTGAAGGCTTCTGCCTCGGTGCCCATTACGCCGAAGGTCAGCCCAACCGGCGCGTTCAGCGGAACGCTGATACCCATCGTGCTGATTCGGCAGCCGCGATAGACGTAATCAACATCGATGTCCGTATGGCGCTCGACAATGGCGAAGGAACGCTCAACCTTGCCGATGGTGAGCACGTCTGCAGCCCAAGTGCCTTGCATGGCCGCCTGGATCAGGTCATCGAACGAGCCGAAGGACATCTCCGCCGCGATCTCGCCGGCAACGCTGTAGGTGCCGCCCCGGCTCGTAGCCTTCTGGCGGTTTTGGTTCATCTCGTTGGTGTCGATCTGCTGGATGTTCGGGGTAAGCCCCTGCGACACGTAGCGGATCGGCTTGAACTCAGGAGCAACGGCGGGAATTGCCCCGTCGACCTCCTCAATGTAGTAGAGCTGTACGTGTGAGCCGTTGGCGTTGATACCCATGTGCGGGGTCCTCTAACGAAAAACCCCGCACATGGCGGGGTGTTGGTGGGTGTTATGTCGGTCAGCCAGGGAATATCCAGGCCGTGTAGTAGATGGAGATGGCCACCGATTGCCAGATGTCTTCGCTGCGCAATTGCGACCGCTCTGCCTTGCGGATAAGGACTCTCTGCCCTTGGTATTCGATGCGTTTTCCGGGGATGTAGAAGGCCATGGCCTTATCTACGTCCGCCAGGATCGGCCCGGTTCCGCTTCCCTTTGGATGGAACAGGTCTACCTGCAGGATGCCGGTTCGCTCGACCGGGTTAGCGCCACCGAATGCCGCTGGCTCTCTCCCGCTAGGGAGATCAGTCAGCCGAGCCCAACTCTGCCCCGTTGCCGGTGTGAAACCGACGCCTTCGAATGCCGTCCGTGCTTGCGGCATAACGCCGGAAGCCAGGTAGGCCGACACCAGGGCGCCGTTGATCTTGGTTTCGCTCATGGGTCAGACCTTGTTCTTTCGGATGGCGGTTTCGACCATGCGCTGTACGCGGTCCATGTTTTTGCGAACCATTCCCTCGGGAGCTTGCGTTGAGCTGCCGTTTTCCAGCGCGTCGATATAGGGCAAATTGTTCGACAGATATGTCACCTGCCCTGCCCCTTCTGGCGTCTTCGTCTCGACCTCGGCAATCGCCTCGCCGCCGCTTTTGTCTACTCGATCTGTTTCCGCCTGCGCTGGCGAGCCGACTGCTGTTTGCCAGTTGCCTCGTGCCCGCCCGGTATCAACTGGCGTAGCCTTAATAACCCCGCTAAACAGTTCCAGCGTGGCCACGCGGGTGATAGTTCCGTGGGCCTTTTTGGTCTTCGTGGTGAAGCTGCGGATATCACCTGAAAAGCTCATCAGCGCCTCCCCTGCACCTCGTAGGCCAGCACTTCGCCAGTTGGGTTGAGCGTGGAGATCGCAACAACCGTCCACACCTGGCCGGCTGCGGTAATGGTCGTCTCTAGCGTCGGCGGCCACTCAAGCCCAGCGGCGCCGAAGAAGATCTTCTTGTCGTCTCGCAGGATCATGGAGCCGTCCGCGTACTGCGTGCCGGATGACTGCAGGCTGTAGTTGTCGAGGATGGCTTTGGCGGTCTGGGTCAGCGTTACGCTTGGCGTCGTTTCGCCTGTCACCGGGTCATAGCCACCCTGCTGCTCAAGCGTCAGCGTGATCGTCTCGCCGATCTCTTCGACTACAGCCAGCGCCTCGGCAGCGCCCTCGAGTATCTCGTCGCGCAGTGACATGTCAGCCTCGCACCATTCGGATCTGGCCGGAGTTGGACCAGGGCTTGATCAGTGCCAGCGCGAACGACTCTGCCGCGGACAGCGCCTTGCTGCCTTCGCGGAACGTCTTGCTCGACTGGACCGGGCCGGCAGTCACGCTCGTGCTCGTGACTTCGCGCTCTTGGGCTCCGTAAAGCCCGCCAGACGCAGCCAGCTGAGCGATTTCCGCCCCAGCCTGTACGACTTCATCGGGCGTAGTCGAAAACGTCGCAGTAAGCCGCTCCGTCAGCCAGACGTTAGCCATCAGCACCGCGCGGGCCTTCTTGTCTTCGGCGGTCCATGCGGACCCCAGCAGGGCGTCAACCTGCGCGATGGTGATGTACTCGGTCATTTACTCGGCCTCGGTCGGCTCTGGCTTGGTCTTGCGGGCGCGTGGCTTTGGCGCCTCGTCTTGCTGCTCGACTACCTCGGCAGGCGGCGCGAATCGAGCGTCGATGATCTTGAAGCCCTGAGCGCGCAGCTCAGCCTTCTGTTCCGGCGATACCGGATGCTGAACGTACTTGATCTTCTGTTCGGACATTTCAGTCTCCAGCGAAACGGGGCGAGCCGGAGCCCGCCCCTATCGGTTACTTGGTCGCGTCGCCGATGGTGATGACGCCAGCGCTCGACTTCACGCTGTTGACGAACATGTCCCAGTTGGAACCGGTCGCCAGCTCGGCGTTGGTCGGGGACTTGCCACCGTTGGCGATATCCCAGGCATAGCCCTTGAGGCCCAGACCGAAGCTGTAGTCGGCCTGGAACGTGGTTTCGATGCGCTCCTTGCCGTTGCTGGTCTGAACGCTGGTCACCACGTCGCTGCCGTCGTGAACGATGGCAGCGGAGTCGGCCAGGCTGAGCACCTTCTGCTTGTTCGGCGTACCGGTCTCGTACAGCGCCGGAGCATCGGTGACGATCACCGGGCGACCGAGGATGTCCACGATGTTGACCGACTGGCTGTTGAACAGCTGCGAGGCGTTGGCCAGGTTCTGGCCGACCAGCTTGTGGAAGACCTCGCCGGTCATCACCTGGGCCACGAGCAGGCCGGAGGCATCGCCGAACTTGGCGTGAGCACCGTTGATCGCGCCGTAGGTCACGCCAGCAGTGGCGGACACGTCGTTGGTGGCGCCGGCCACGTTGCTGATCGCGGCAACCAGTGCGGCGATAGCGGTGTTCAGCTGGTCGGCCATGATGGCTTCGGACAGGTTGCGGGAGATGACCTCCAGCGCCTCGGCCGGGTTCTTCTGAATCCACGACAGCTGGGACGGCTCCCACAGGATCGGACCGAAGCCGCCAGCAACCTTGACGCTGTTGGCCTGAACCTGCGCCAGGGCGGTGGCCGACTGCGCGCCGTTGGCAGCGTAGCGGTCAACACGGCGCTGAGCGGAGTGCAGACCAGCCCACAGGGATTCCTGCAGGAAGTCGCCGTCGATACCCTGCGGGGTCAGGCGAATCGCGCCATTCGACGCGGCGTTGAACTTCTCGACCATCTGCGCGATGGTTTCGACGGTGGTGTTCTTCAGGTACTCGTTGAACACCTTCATGTCGGACAGTGCCATTGGCTATTTCCTCTTACGCGTTCTGGATTTGGGCGTTGATCGCGGCCAGGCGCTCTTCTTTGCTGCCGCCGAGATTGCCCTTGGGCTTGGGGGGCTGACCGTTTCCGTTCGGAGCGCCGCCGCCATTGGCACCGGAGCCCTTCAAGATGTGGTCTTTGTAGGGGTACTGCTCGACGAGTGTTTCCAGCGCTTCATCGAAGTCGGCCAGCTCACCAGGGCGCACACGGCTGAATATCTTGTTGCCGTTGGCGTCATAGGCGACGACCTTGCCGTCCTCGATCTTGAAGCGATTACCGAAGGTGGCTTGCACCATGTCAGCCGGGACGGCCAGCTTCTCGGCGATGACCTTGGAGCGAGCGAAGCTGCCGCCGATCTTCTCGCCGTACAGTTGCTGCTCGAGGGTCTGCGCCTTGGTGTTGGCTTCGTCCAGCTGGGACTGGAAGGCTTTGCTGATCTCCGACTTGACCTTCTCGACTTCGCCGGCATCGATCAGCCGCTTCTGGTCGAGGCTCGCGACGGTTTCCAGTGCCTTGCGCGCAGCTGCCGGGTCTTCAATACCCTCGAAAGCCTTGAGGGCCTTCTTGGCTTCGTCACGCTGCTGGAAAGCCTTCTCTGCCTCGCCTGCCAGGTACTGCGCACGGCTAGTGAGTTGGGCGACATCCACCGCCAGCTCCTTGCCATCATCGTGCACGTAGACCGGCTTGCCTTCTTGCAGGACTGCGTTGCCGTTTTCGTCAAGCTTCAGTTTCATCTCGTCTTTCTCCGGCCATCCGGCCATTGCTTTGAGCCATCCGGCCCGGTGGCGCCCCGTCCCATCCGAAACTGCGGGCATAAAAAAGCCCCGACCGAAGTCGAGGCTCTAGAAATGGAAAACCCGGCGCGGGGCCGGGTCATTTGCATAAGAAGCGGTCTAAGGCCACCACTTGATAGCCAGATACAGGTAAAGCCCTACAAGCACAGGAACACCAAGGATTCCAGTCACTGCCTGAGCAAGGACCGCAGCAGGTATCGCAAATATCAGCGGCGACACAAGCGCCGTAACTCTGGGATCTCGATGGTTCATGCCAGAACAACCCTCTCGCCCTTCATGAAGCAATGCCCGCACAGGTACTGCTTCGTCCCACCCTGCGGCTTCCCGTTCTTGAAGATCATTCCGACCTTCGTCTCGATGATCTCCCCGCCTCCACAGCGGTGGCAGCGGAAAGGGTGCGCAGCAGCAGGATTGGCCTTGCGCGCCTGTTTAAGCTTGGAGGTGCTCGTCGGCTCTTGCGAACCTTGGATCACGTGGAAGGGATGCTTATTAGACATAAGCCGATCATAGCCCAGCCTTCTCGAATGCGTCAGCGTCTCGCTTGCGCAATTCGTCAAGCGTGTAGACCTTCCCGCGCGAATCAGAGAAGCGATCCACTGTCAGGCCACCGCTACGGAATAACTTGCCCCGCTCCGGACCTAGCACTTCGTCCTGAAAATCTGCGGGCTTGCCCTTTAGCCACTGACCATAGTTGATATCCCCGGCGACCTGCCCATCCATAGAAGCTTGCGTTGACGGCTCAATCTCGGACCTGCTGAGCCCTAGCGCTTCCCATGCTGAGGAAAGTACGGGGACTGACGTACTGCGGCAACCCCAATGCCTGGGTGGCTGCGGCCCTGTACCGACCTTGAACTTCTTCCCCGATAGCGATGCGCAGGTGAGCGTGGTTCTTCCGTCCAGCGTGGCCAGAAACTGCCATTCCTGGATCAGGTCGGCGTTCGCCTCGTAGATCGCCTGCCTGGCATAGTTTGCCGTGTGGTTGACCGCCGTGCGCACCAGAGCCTCAGCGCCGCGCCGATCGATTGCTAGCAGGCCGTCGGCGTACTTCAGGGAACGAGTGCCGCGAAGACGCCTGACCATCTGGCCGATCGTTTCACCTTCGACAAACCCCATGCGGATTGCATCCCGGATGCGGATCGCCTTCGCGGCCTCGATATCCTTCAAAGCCTCCCGCAGCAGCTTGCCTTGGAAGGGCCTAGCCATTGCTGCCGCGTGCACCTGCGATGCAGACACCGTACTGATGGTCAATTGTTCAGCAACCGCCGCAGGCAGAACCGACCGGATGGCCCGATGCTGATAGCTAGCCTCATATCCGGCCAACTCCAGAAGCGCGCCGTCCAACTCCTCGCCCGCAGCGCGGTAAGCCTCTGCATTAAGCCGCTGCACCTGAACCAGCATCTGGTCTAGACGCTGGACGGTGAAGGATTCGGGGGGCAAACGCTCGAGCGCTTCGTTCAGCCTGGCGAACAGATCATCGTCCACCCTGTTGAGCAGCTGCATGAAGCGCCGAACTACCCCGCCGCCGTACCGCTGCAGGTAGATCTGATGCGAGACGGCAAGGTCAGCCAGCTTTTCGTTTGCCGTCGCCATCACATCGCTCCGAGGGCCGGCCCTTGATTCTGGATTCGCTCTAGCTCGTCAGGCCAGTCGTACTCATCGCTGATGATCCCGCGCCGCTGCATCTCGGCGAACAGGGTTTCATCGCTGAGCTTGCCCGAGTTGGCCATCTGCAGCAGCTGAGGCACCGATACTTCCGGCGCCCAATCCTGATCGAAGTTGCCGCGCATCTCGACCGTCCCACCATCGCCGAGGGCCAGGTAGTCGGCCATGACCTGCAGCATCTGCGCGAGGGCATCAGCGAACTGGTTGGCCATGCGAGCCAGCGGGGACAGCTCTTGCGCCGCCTCCTCGTTCGCCTGGGTCGCCGTCTTGGTCTGCTGCTTTTCTTTCTGCAGCAGCTTGGCACCGGCCATCCGCATTTCTTCGATCAGGTCTTGCAGCGACTCCCGACCAGCGTTGATAGCTGCTCCGGTGTGCTCGACGTACTTGGCATCGCCGTCTTTCGGCATGCGAGTCGCGCTGCCTGAACTGATCACCAGTTCGAATTGTTCGTCGTCGGTGAAGGTGAACAGCAGCGGCACCCGGGCGACGTGAAGGAGGTTGTCCTGATCGCTCTGGGACTGCCAGTGCTTGACGTTGAGGTGCGCCAGTTCGAGCAGCGGCGGCTTTGCCGTCAGGAAGCCCGTGCGGCCGGTGTAGAACGAGACAAGCGGCACGTAGCCGAGACTGGTAGCGCCCTCGTCGTGCTGGGCCCATGCACCGCCATTGTCGGCCTTGCGGTAGGTGCGCCACACGCCAGGCTCAAGGACTCGCACCTGGGCGACCGACTTCACGCCGAACTCGCCGTCAGCCTCCTCGATCGACTCCATGTAGCGAAACTGCGCGAGCTTGCCGCCGTCGACACGCCAGCCCAGCACCTGCTCGGGGCGAATCAGCACGGCATATGGGCGAACCCCTGCAGCGATCTCGTCCGCGCGAGTGCGGAGACCTTCGGCGCGCGGGTATTCAACCAGCACGTGGCAGAGGCCATGGCTTAGCGCATGGCGGAACAGGTCGACCGACCAGCTGTTCAGGTCATTCCCGGCAAGATCGATGTCCTTGCAAAGCTCAGCCAGGCGTTCCGGAACATCGTCACCCAACTGCAGCGGCTCAGCGAACACCCGAGAGGTCATGTTGTTGACCGTCTCAGCGTAGGCCGGCAGCAGCGTGGAGAGGCGCAGGCGCTCCTTGTAGGTCTCGTCCTCTTCGGCCGGGTACTGAGGCAGCAGAGCACGCCCGGCGGCCCGCATAGCCTTCGTGCCGCCCATCAGCGGCGCAACGATGGCCCAATCCTCGCGCATGGCGTCCACGGCCGGGATTGTTTTGGACGGGTCGTTGCTGCTCATGGGCGTTACATCCGTAGCGATTGGGTTGAGGTAATCCGCTTGATGATCGGGAAGCGATGAACGACGAAGTAGCCGAAGGCGTCGGCCGGGTCTTCCGTGCCGTCCTTGTTGGGCTCTCCGTGCTCGTTGTATGCCTGCTGCTCGAGCACCTGGGTGGTGACCGGGCATTTGTCGGTGTTGACCTTCAGCCGGCGCACGCCCTCGCCATTGAGGAACATGGCGTTAACGGCCAGCACGCGGTCACGAACCATCGGGTTAGCCGGGTTGACGCGAACCGTGAAGCCGGCCTGCTTGAGCAGGCTGTGATCCGACTCGCTACCGTTGACGCTCTTGCGGTTCTTGCCGCTGGCGTCTGGGTACACGGTGATCTTGTGGCCGGGGAATCGCTCAAGTAGCGCAGCGATCATTGCCGGCGTGTCGAATAGGCTGGTCAGCTCATCCAGTTGCCGCGGCTCACCGTCACGAATGACGAACACGCAGGCCGCCATCCGATTGATGTTGAAGTCCATACCTACATGCAGCTCTTCACCCGGGAGAATCGTCTCGTCGGTGTGATTCAGCCGCCGGCAGAAGTTCGGGTAGACCGATCCGCTCACCAGGTTGACGAACTGGCCGTCAATGTAGGCGTCGACCAGATTGGCCGGGTACGACTCGCGCAGCGAAGGGATGTAGTCCTTCGGCAGGTTCTTCGCGTTCTGCCGCGTGCTGGCGTGGACGATGCCGTACAGCGGGCGCTGGCTCGGATTGGCGGCCAGCTCCTTGACGAACTTGCGATATACCCAGTTGAACCCCTCCGGCGTGGTCGTCACGTCGATGGTGTTCTCTCCGCGGGTCGGCCAGACGGTCGACATACGGGCAATGATCTTCTTCCAGGCGCTATCAGCCTTCTTGATCGGCATACAGTCGATCTCGTCGACCAGGGCGTGCGCGATGTTGAAGCCGACGATGCGGCCAGGGTGCTCCATGCTCTTGCAGACGATCGTCGACAGGCAGCGGCCTTTCGAGTCGCGAAGATGCACCCGCTTGTTGCTCGGCACGATGTCGGCGAACAGCCCGAACGCTTCAGCAACACCCGGGATCGTGTCGTAGAAGATGTCCGCGATCTGCGGATAAGTCGGCGCGAAGTAGCCCTGCGGGATGCCGGGGTGCTCCAGCGCGTTGATACACAGCCGCACGCAGCCTACGAACGTCTTCCCGCTTCGATACCCGCCGACGAACGCAGAGAACTTCTTCGGGTGGCTGATGAACTCGAACTGCGGCTTATTCAGCTTCAGGGTCGCTTGCATCTTCCACCCCGATGATGACTTGCTTCGGCTCAGGCAAGCCTTGATTCGGGTCTTCCAGTTCGCGGCGCAGCTTCTCGTTCGCTAGGCGCTTGCCTTCCAGATCCTCGCGGGTCTTTGTCAGCGACTCGATGCGCGCCAGGTAGCGATCAGCCAGCAGGTCGTAGCCGTCCGCCTTCGCCATCAGCACGCGATTCAGCAGAACCTTCGTCAGCCGAAGCTCTTGGTCGATCTGGTCAATCTCGGCCACATGGAAGTCCGCCAGCTCTTCGTCCGTCAGGTACTTGCTGTAGATCGATCCAGGCTTGGCCGCATTCTTGTTACCGGGCGCGCCGGTACTCTTGCCGCCGTGCAACTTGCAGCGCTTGGAACCCGGTATCGCATGCCGCTTGCATGGTTCCCCGCTGCGGGTCTTAGCTCCGCATAGGGCCATGGCTGGGCCTCATTCATGGGGTGGTTATCGCGAACGATTCATTCAACGTCGTTCGAGCGTCATTCAATGACCTTCTGCATCCACTCCTCCACGATCCGCTGCAACACGGGATCGGTCAGGATGCTGGATGGCTGCCTTCCGGCTATTACGTCGCGAAGGAGGCTGTGCGGTATCTGGTGCACTGCGTCAGACGCATCGATGATGACGTGAGGCTGCCTGCCGGCTAGATCGACGACGTTTTGCATGGGCGCGCTCTCGGTTTACTGCCTTCCACGCCTCCATCCCCACCATCAGGCATACGCATAGAGCGATGCGGAGGAGCAGTAGGATGGCGTGTAGGCGTCTCACTTCGGTTCACCAGTCACCTTCGGCTGCGACACCACACGAGCGATAGCCATTGCCACGCCGAGAACCATGTTCACGCTGGCCCATGCGACGGGGTTGATGTGGCCTTCGAACGCTATCCATGCACCGGCTGCTGCGTTGAGCACTGCGGTGATGATGGCGAGCTGCACACTGGTGAGACGCCAGCACTTGCGCCATTCGGGGATCAGGTTCATGACGTGACCGCTCGCAGCAGATGAGGCCCAACGATCTGCACCACGGAAATGATCGCGCCGGCAGCGCCGAGGCCGTACATGACCTTCTTGCCCATCTCCCGAACGTTCACATCCAGGGACTTGAGAAGTTCCGATTGTGTCTGCGCGATCAGCTCGAGGCGCCCTACCCGCATTGGCAGGTCCTCGTGATGCCGGTCAAAGCGATCAAGCCTGTGCTTGACCAGGTGCATGTCTTGCTCGAGAGCACCGACCCGCTCGGGCACAGTGCGTCCGCCCTCATGGCTGTCGGTCATAGTGGAGTCTCGTTGGTAATAGGTCCGGCCGCTCATGCTCATGCCGTCAGCTCGGAGCGATGAGGGAGAGGCAGGCGGCCAGATTGAAAGATCCCGATTCCCCGCACGTCTGCGGGGCGATACCTGTACTCAGGTCGCGCAGTGTGCTGCGTGTGGCGCGTAGCCGATCGCAAGCAGGCCGGGGATAGGGTTGGGCGCATGGTGGCGAGCCATTCAAACGGCCTTTAGCGCCCGAAACTGGTATTTGATTGCCGACTGAAGCGCGGATTGGCTTTCGAATCGGCATAAAAAAACCGACACAGAGGTCGGTTTCTTCAATTGGTGCAGGTGGCCGGCGCTGATCTCGGCATTGAGAAAATGCTTACTGAGGTGGAGATTCCAGCTTCAGCAACCCGCCAGTCAGCCCTGGCATTCACCTGCGGACTAACGCCGGAGATCATCCCGGCGGCCTTGCCGAAGCGAGGACTTCAAATGCCGCAATCACTTCAGGCGAAGGAATCACAGCATGGAGAAATGATCACCTGAGCCGAACGGGAATGCAAGGACTTTTTCTCACATATCACGCCGCCTCTTTCCACTGGTACAGCAGTCCAGAAACCGGTGCCAGCGCGGCCTTGTCCATGTCGTTGCAGGCCTGGAAGAAGGCGTCGATGTGTGACTCCCAGTCACGGGTCCAGTTCTCGCTGCAGAGGCGCACGCCGTACTCGTCGAAGAGCCAGGCGCGGAAGGTCTCAGGGGTCGGCAGCGGGTCAGGCGTCGAGCTCTGTCCGCCCTGATGCTGGCGGCGGTACCGGTACAGCACGCCCTTGGCGACGTACTGCGCTTTCTCGCGCTTGGCTTCGGTCATGCGCGGCAGCTTGGCGGCGGCCATGGCGAACACCAGCTCCTCGGCGATCTCACGATGATCGTCGTCGGCCAGTGGTGAGTACATCCAGTGACCGAAGCATTGCAGGCTGGCCGGCAGCGTACCGATCACCGACTGGACCATTCCGCACAGCGCCTGATCGAGCGCCACGTCGGTGCGTCGGTCCTTCTCGGTCTTCTGGATGCTGGCTCCTAGCTGGCCAACCTCCAAGGCATAGGCAGTGGTCGATTCACGGCGCTGGTACATGCTGTCATGCCAGAGTTGACGCGCGCTGTTCATCTTCATGCTGCTGCTCCCCGTGCTGCTGCCGCATCGCGGCGAAAGAAGGTACCGCCGACGCAGTGAATGAGCGTCCGCTTGCCGTTGGCGTAGGTGATGTCATGACTGTGGGTCCAGCTGCTCAGCGAGCCGGCGTTGTAGCCCATGTTCATTTGCGAGCTGGTACCGACAGAGTGAGCGCCGTCGATGATCCGTGCGCCGTGGCCGTGCCCGTGCGTCACCTTGGCCCCCACAGTGGCGAATGCCTGGGTGCTGCCCCGGGCTCCGTTCGGTCCGCGGTGGCCGTGGTTGCTGAAGTCGATCCCGAAGCGCATGAACGACTCGTCAGGCCGCAGCCACTTGAGCCGATCGCCACGCTCCATCAGGCAGTCCATCCAATACCGGAACGGGTCGCAGTAGTCGCCATCAGCGATGGCCTTGAGCATGACGGCCTTGGTCTCGTGGAAGACGATGGCGTTCTCGAGGTCGTTGGCGTTCTCGGCCTTCTCTAGCCACTGGGTGAAGTGGTCGTGATGGTTGGAGTTGACCATGATCGTCTGGTCGGCGAACGAGGCCAGGTCGTCGACGTGGCGCGCGGTCTTCTTCAGCTCATGCAGCACGCTCGAGGTTCCTTCGACGTGGCGCTTGAACTTCTCGAAGAACTTGCTGTGATGGCTGGCCGATCCGAAGTTCAGCACGTCATGCAGAACCAGGTGCTTCGGCTGGATCAGCGCGGCAAGGGCTCTGGTTGCCTCTGTGACGCTTGGGTCGGCCATCTCTGCATGGATGTCGCCCATCGTCAGCACTTCAGCGCGCGGCGCCTTTTCAGGCCCTTTGGCGGTGTACTTCGTGTCAAGGTCGATGAAGCTGCCGTCCTTCATCGGGCAGATATGCCGGATATGGTTGCGCGGGCCGTCCACTTCGACCACTACGGCGCCGAGCGTGTGGTGGAACTCGCCCTTCTTGCCGGCGTTGGTGTCGCTGTACTGCTCGACAGTGCAGGCGCCAGTGGTCAGTACCAGCTTGGCCGGGTCGCCCATGCGGGTGGCGACAGACTCGAGTGCAATCTTGGTGTGCCCCAGAATGGCAGAGTCACGGCCGGAGACGGTCAGCCAGCCCTGCAGCGGTTTTACCGCCGTCGGCTGGATCTTGATGTCCGCCAGCACGACCAGGCTGTTGGCGATCTTCGTCCGCTCGTGCGTGATGTACGGCATCAGGCGGGCATCCCACCAGTCGTCATCGGCAACTTCATCCCTGCGAGTCGGGTTCTTGTAGCGCATTGGGATCACGATCAGCCGGGCGCCGCGCAGGGAGCAATAGAGCTGCAGCGTCTTGAGGAACCCGGCGTGTGCCTTGGTGGCATTCACGGCCGCGGTGATGACGTAGGTTTCCGCAGTAGCGCTAGCCATCTCAACCGGCGTCGCTGCCGACTGCAGCAGGCCAAGCCGGATTAGGCGCGACCGGTGACGCTCCACGTTGCGGATATCCAGCCCAAGCAGTGCCGCGGCCTTGGCGTTACTGCGCCCCGTCATGGCTTCGACCAGTGTTGCGTCGTCGTGCTTGCGTGCGGCCATTAAGCGGCTCTCCCCTGCTGCATCAGAATTCGGATTGTCTCGATCGCGCGCCCGCTCTTGATCATGGCGGGGTCGCAGCGGTAGACGCGCCACCCAAGGCGGGCAGCGGCGTCGTATTTCTTGAGGTCGGCAGCGAAGCCGGCGCCGGTGTTATGCCGGCCCTTTACCCAACCGCCGCCCTCAACCTCGATCAGCAATCCGTGCTCAATCAGCGCGAAGTCAGCGCGCCAGTCCTGCAGTCCAGCCTTGGCCAGGCGCTCACGCAGGCCCTTACCAGGCCCTCCACAAGCCTCAGCAGCGAACCGGTATTCTCGGATGGCTTCGATGCCTTCCGCGCGAAGCTGAAGGGCTAGCGCGTCCTCAGCCTGGCTAGCGGTGGATTTTCCCGATCCCGCACTTTTCGCCGGCTTGACCGTGGTTTGGGCTGAGGCTTTACGGATCGGGAAAGTCATTTACCGGCCCTCGCTTCCAGCGCAGCGCGCACCATCTTGCGCAGCAGCGGGCTCATCCTCGACAGCTCGGCCGATACCCACTGGCGCCACTTCGGCAGCCCCATCGGCTTGCAGCGCTCCCGCATCTTGTCCGCGATTACGAGGGCAAGCTGCTCCGCACGCTCCTTTGCAATCAGCCCTTCCGCTGACAAACAGCTCTTCGCCGCAGAGGATCTGGTCGTAGTGCAGTCCGTCATTTCCATTGCTGCCTATAACGTCGATTCGGCTGATCTTCATGCGCCCACCTTCTGCTCAGCGCTGCGGCAGTCGATGGTGTTCTGCTGGCCGAACTCGGCTTTGTCGAGGTGCGCGATCAGGCGCTCCAGATACCAGCGAGCCTTCTTCACGTCCTCGATGCCGTTCTTGGCCTCGTAGCGCCACAGGTACTTGATGATGTTCGCGGTGCAGGCCGCTTCGATGCCGCGCTTGTCCACGGTGGCCGCTTCGATGGCGTCGATGCACTCAACCGAGCCGCGGGTGTAGTGGGTTGGGTTGATTGCGTCACTCATTGCGGCTTCCTCGTTGCTCTGTTGTTTGCGATCAGTGGTATCTGGCCGGGCGCAAGGTTCCACGCGAATGTCTCTTTGCATCCGGTGGCGCATTGGCGGGCGTTGTGGCTTGGCATATTGCTCATGGGCTCGCCGCAGTCAGGGCAGGCGCGGCCTAGTGGGGAGTCGGTCATGCAGCACCTTTCACTGTCAGCAGCCCCTCGCGGAACCAGATCAGTTGGGTTTCAGCCAGGGCGCGCAGAAGGTCGCCCTCGGTCAGTTCGCCGCGGCGCCGGCCATCGAGCACGGAGTGGCAGTGGTCGCAGGCGAAGCAGGCGATGACATCCGGACCCTTCATGCCTACACCCTTGTGGCCGCAGGGGATGTGAGCCAGCACCACCGTGCCGTCATCGTGGCCGCAGCCAGGCAGGCGCAGCGTGCAGGCCTGGCCGCGGGCGCTGTCGCGGAGCTTTTTGGAGACGATGCGGGTCATTTCGATATTCTCGTCATGCCGCCGCAGTGCTGGCATTTGGTCTTCTGCCGATTGCCGAGGCGCTTCATCTCGTCGGCGTAGCGCTCGTGCAACTGGTGATACTTCGTCTCCTGGTTCGCCAACTGAACCAAGGCGTACATCGGATCAATCTTCTCGTTGCAGTCCTTGCAGGTGACCTGAGCGAGCGCCTTGTCGATGATGAAGCGGGTATGCCTGCACTTACTCAGCTGCCACTCGGGCACCACCTCCAGCACCCGGCTGGATTCGAGTTTCGGCTTTACTGGCAGACGGGTTACTTTGTCGTCAGTCGGTATATTCATGCGGCAATCCCCCAATGGTCAGCCGTGGTGAAGCGCACGCCATGCTCAGCCGCGAACGCTTCCATCACCTCGAACATGTCCGAAAACCACTTCTTGCTCTGCTTGCGGGTCGAGATGCCCAGGACGACGAAGCCACCATTCAGGCCGGGCACGGCGCGCTGCTGCTCGACGGCCGCGCTGAATACGTGCTTCCAGTCGGTGTCATCGAGCTTCTGGCCGTACCACTCAACCTGGCGGCTGATGTCGCGCAACATGGCCCACATGCGGCGGTTCTGAGCGTCGCTGCGGACCTCCTCGCGCATGGTCCAGACGTAGCCGGCGCCCAGGTCGATCTTCTGCAGGCAGGCGATGGCGCGCTGGCGGTCCATCTCATTGCGCAGGGGGAAGGTTGGGTTAGCCACGATCACCCCCTTGCCACGCGAAGAATGCAGAAGCCGCAGCAGCAACCAGGCCGATATAGGCAACGATGAATCGGGCGTCTTTGCTCCAGCTTCCTGGGTTGTAATCCCAGCAGTAGAAGGCCACCGCCGAGTAGAAGACGGTCAGGGCCAGGGCCGCGGCCGCCGCACTACGCAAAATCCGGATCATCTGCGCGCCTCCCGCTTGTCGTGGTCGTCCTGGCACTCCTTGCAGCGCACGGCGTTCTTCACGGCCTGGCGGCGAGCTGGGAGGATGTCCTCGCCACAATCCAGGCAGTCCGGACGGCCATCGCCCTGCAGCCTGGCCTGTACCAGCGCCACGCCACCTATACGATCTGCCTCCTCTAGGCCAGTAGCGCGGTCTGTTACATCGGGGGCTGTGCGGGCCTGCTCGTAGGCGGCGGCCATTTCGTGAATAGTGCTCATGCTGCTTTCTCCTGGCTGCGCCACACCGCGGCTCGCTGAGCGAATAGGCCAAGCGCGTGCTCTGCCGGGCTCTTGGTTCTGTGCAGCTCGACCTTTGCGCTGTTGATTGGCGCGTGAATTTCGCTCTTGTAACGCTCGAGCTCTTCGCGGGTCTGCATGCCCTGGATGACCTCAACGAGAACGTCGCCGAGCAGTGAACACGCGGGGCGCTCGCGGCGGTGGCCGGCGCGCAGGTAGGCGGAATAGGTATTGGCGTCGAGGTGCTGCCGAACGATGTCGCCGAGCTCCGCAGTGGAATAGGCGACGCGATGGCCCTCAGGCTCATAGCTGACGACGCCGTGATAGAGCTCGCCGCCGAGGATCTCCATGTCGCCGAAGCCGAACAGCACCGGACATCCGGTCTTGAGCTCGACGTCGCGCGCCTTTTCTTTCTCGAGCTCGGATGGCGAAGCGCCTTTCACTTCCAGGTAGACGCCAGCGGCCGGGATGAAAAAGTCGGGCACGTACCACCCGTGGCGAGTGGTGAAAACCTCGGGCTCGTAGACCCAGCCGATCGACAGGGCATCCATAATCGACGCCCAACGAGTTTCGGAATGGGAGCGCATTTCGTAGCCGCCGTGACGGAAGATGGTCTGCTTACTGCGCATCACCAGTCCTCCTTGCTTTCGGCTTCCGGCCGGCAGTAGTTCGCCAGCGGAACGAAGCGCGACTTGTCGCCCTGGAAGGCCGTGCGAACGGTGCCGATCTTCCCGTCGCGGTTCTTGCGGATCAGGATCTCGCCGATTCCAGCGTCAGGCGTGTTCGGGTGATAAACATCGTCCCGGTACACGAACATCACGATGTCAGCGTCCTGCTCGATGGCGCCGGATTCGCGCAGGTCGGACAGCACCGGGCGCTTGTCGGGGCGCGACTCGCAACCACGGTTGAGCTGCGACAGAACCATCACAGGGCAGCCAATCTCGCGAGCCAGTAGCTTGATCTGGCGCGACATGGCCGTTACGTCCTCGACGCGGTTGCCGCCATCGCCTTCAACCAGGCCCAGGTAGTCAATGACGATCAAAGCCATTCCGCCCATGCGGTGCTTCTGCCGGCGCGCGATTGCGCGAATGCGCGGCATGGTCATCACGGGCACATCGGACACGGTGATCGGTGCGTCACGCAGCTTCAGCGCAGCAGCGGCGAGCTCCATCGAGTACTCATGCGTGCAGGTACCATCCTTGAGGCCGGGCAGCGGGATACCACCGACTGCGGCAAGCAGACGATCCATGAGCTGCTCTTTGCTCATCTCCAGCGAGATGACGAGGACCGGCTTGCGCTGCTCTACCGCGACCTCGGCAGCGATGTTCATGGCAAAGGTCGTCTTGCCCATGGCCGGCCGACCCGCAACGACGATCATCTGGCCTGACTTCATGCCCTGGACGCTTCCATCCAGATCAGGGATACCAGTCGACAGGCCGTCGATAGTCACGCCGGCGACGCTGCGATCGTGGCGCGCCTGCAGGATCTCAATGTGGTTAGCCAGGATGTCGCCTACCAGTTGGCACTCCCCATCTGTGCCGGAGAGGTCAAGGCCGAGCGCGAGCGCCTGGGCCTGGGCGATCTTGTCCTCGACGCTTGCCTGCTCATGCGCCACTTCGGTGATGCGGGCGCCGGCGTCTGCGATCTGGCGCGCAATGGCACGGTCGCGAACAATTGCGGCGTAGGTCTTGGCGTTGGCTGCGCTCGGGGTGTTCTTCTGGATCTCGGCTGCATAGACCAGAGTCATCTGGTCGTTCGAGAGCGTTCCGCGGCGGTCGGCCAGGGTGATGATGTCAACCGGCTTGCCTTCGTCGTGCAGCGCGAGAATCAGGCGATACAGGTCAGCGTTCTCGGGATAGGCAAAGGCGTCTGCAGACAGCCCTTCGGAGATGACATCGATCAGGTGCGGCTGAATCAGCATGGCGCCAATGACGCCGTGTTCAGCTTCCAGGCTATGGAGCTCGATCATGCCTGCTCCTCCAGCTGGCGGAAGACGGCACGCGAGCAGATGATCTCCAGGCGCGGGGCGACGTTGGCGCCGCGGTAGTAGACCTGGCTCAGGCGGTTAGCCTTGTCGAAGATGGTTTTCCAGAACTGGCTGTTCTGATGGGTTTCCGCTTCGGTCCAACGCTCAACGATCAGGCCCCGCAGAGTCTTGTCGGATGCGACGGCGACCTTGGGTAGGTTCGGGCAAACGCGCTGGTACAGGTCGATGATCTTGTCGACCGGCACGCCAGCCTCGTTCACGGTGCCGGCTGCCTTGCGGTGCGCTCGGGCCAGCCAGTTCACCAGGAAGCGGCGCCAGTCCTTCTTCGGCTTGGCACCGGAAGCCCAGGCGGCGGCGCGAACAATCTCAGTCTCGACGTCAACCGGTGCGTAGGCTTTCGCCCATTTGGTAATCAGGTCAGAGCTGACCTGGAAGTCCTCGCCGTTGAACGAAACCCCGGAATCTCTCTCGACCTGGGCGGGCTCGCCCCCTTGGGGGGCAGTAATCTGTTCCGAAGGAACAGTTACTAGGGGTTCTTTCTTTGTATAAAGAAGGGAAGTTGCCGTTTTGGTCTCACTCGCATCAGAAATCAGTGAGACGATTTGGGCTGAGTGAGACGATTTGGTCTCACTGAGACTTTCATTCTTTTCGTCGTAGAAGGCCCATTCGGAGACCGGGGAAACGCCAAGGTCACCTCGGCTACCACCGACACGGAAGATCACCCGACGCTCAAGCAAGTGGCTGATCGCCTTCGATACGACATCGCGGCGCATGTTGGTCAGCTTGCCGATCTCGTCAGCAGAGAGACGCTTGCTCTCGACGTTGTAACCGATGGTCTGGCGGGCGATAGCCATCACGACGCGGAACTCACGGGCCGGCAGATCAACTGCAGCCAGAGCCTCCATGATGCTGTTGTCCATCCGGGTGAACCCCCGTTGGGTGTTGCCAATCTGAATAACGTTTGTCATGATTCGTCCTGTGTGTTGTTGCTGTTGAAGAACCCGGGCCGTCATCCCGGGTTTTTTATTGCCTGCAGTTCCGGGTACTGGATGAATCCACACCCTCCCCGCTTTTATTACCTGTCCTGATATCCGGGTCTAAGATGTGAACCATGGAAACCACGGACAGGGATGTCGCAATGAATCAGGTACTAGGCAGCGGTCTTCTTGGGTCGAGCGGGAACGGGACGAATCTCGTTCGCCTCGATGCGGCCGTCTGCGTAGATGGTGATTTCGATGTTGCGGCCCGAGCGGGCCATCTGAGACACGGCGCTCTGCTGGATGCCCAGGGCTTCAGCAAGCTCGGTTTGGGTTCCGTGTGACTCGAGATACTTGGAGAGGGAGAGCTTTTTCATGGATGACCTACTTAGAGTCTCGTGCAGTGATAGTAGCAGCGCTATTTTTAATCAGCAAGAAGAAACCATCAGCGGTGTTTGCAGTCGTATAAGCTCTGCTACTAAAGTTCACGCCATGAACGACCGACGCCCATTGACCGAAGAAGAACGCGCTGAGAACCTGCGCCTGAAAGCGATTTTTGACGCCAGAAAAGCAGCAGCAAAGTCCACTGGACGAAAGCTGACACAGGCCGATGTCGCTGAGGAGTGCGGGTGGAGCGGACAAAGCGCTGTGAGCCAGTTCACGACTGGCCGCATACCGCTGAATCTGGAAGCGTTACTACGCCTCTCGAAGGCGCTGAAATTCAGCCCGGAAGAGGTAAGCCCCCGCCTTGCACGCCTTATAGGCTCTCTACCTACCGCGCAACCTGCAGCTGCAGATCAAGTGCTTGTTAACGCGTCCGTGTGGGATGACGAAACACCGCTGAGCGACGATGAAGTAGAGGTCCCATTCCTTCGGGAAGTCGAATTAGCAGCGGGAAGTGGTAGGACCGTGATCCAAGAAAGCAGTGATCTGAAGCTGAGGTTCGGTCGACAGACCTTGCGTCGGCACAATGTGCAGGCGGAGAACGCCGTCTGCGTAGTCATTAACGGCAACAGCATGGAGCCGCGTCTGCCCCACGGCTCAACAGTTAGCGTGGATCGGGGAGCAACCAACATTATTGACGGCAAGGTCTACGCCCTCAATCACGCTGGCCAGCTCAGGGTTAAACAGCTTTACCGCTTGCCAGGCGGCGGTATTCGCCTGCGCAGCTTCAACCGTGAAGAGCACGCCGACGAGGACTATAGCGCCGAGGAAGCCAGGGACCAGGAAATCGGCATCATTGGCCGAGTCTGGTGGGGCGCGATGTTCTTCTAGCCACCAGCTCCACCGAGAAGCCCCGCAAGCCGGGGCTTTTTTGAGCCCGCAGATCGGTGCCACGCCCTAGCACCGCCGCTTGTCAGCCACTCACCACCCCAGAACAAAGGCGACGTGTGGTCTTTGAAAAAATATTTGTAAAAATAGTAGCAACGCTGTTGACGCTATTAAATAGCAGCGCTATTGTTCGTCCCAAGCCAGAGAGATTCTGGCAACAACTCCGGAGATTCGCCGGATAGGACGGAAAGGGCCGAAACCTTCTCCCCAGCCCCCGATAAGGGGACCGACTGGCGACTGGACAGGAAGTCCGACGAGTTCTTTTAAGTCAACCCCTGCCGCTGTGCGCGGCTGGAAACAGAGCAACCCTTGGAGACACAGAAATGGCCGACCAAGGAGAGATAAAGGCCGCTGAGCAGCGCGGATACGCCAAAGGCTACGCCGCCGGCAAGCGCCGCAGGCACGAAGAGGAAGGCGACAACGCCGAGTTCTGGCAGCAAGCCTTCCTGACAGTGCTACCCAGGCTCCTGAACGGGCACACCTGGGAAATGGACGGCAAGAAGGTCGTCACGATGGAAGAGAGGGTCGAACTGGCCCGTCGCGCTGCTAACGCCGCGGTCACCGCTGCGGCGCTGCAGAAGTAGCGGAACGTATTACTGGAGCGCCTTCACTCGAGGGCGCTCTGGAATGAATACCGAATTCAGGGAGAACGACATGGACACGATCCAGATTGAGGGATGGGAAGGCCGCCTCGGGCAAGGCCTGGCACCTCGACAGCTCCAGGCAACGATCTATGCCGCGTTGGACATGACAGCCAAAGAGATCGCTCGCCGCATGGACTGCAGCCACTACACCGTCAAGCAGCAGCTCGACGACGCCCGTTTCAAGCTGGGCAACCAGCGCACCACTCGCGGCCTCTGCCTTGAAGCCATGCGCCGGGGAATCATCGCTCCCCTGGTGCTGGCGTTATTGGTAGGCGCCGAGCACAACCCGCAGGTTCGCCCCATACGCCGGCCGGAAGCGCCGAGATCGCAAACGGTGGCCAGCATACAGCGCATTGAAGAGGCAGGACTCACGGCATGACGAAGATCAGGATCTCCTCGTTCCCCGAGGAAGTGCAGATAGAGCTTGAGATTCAGGCTGAATCAGCTGGCATGACGCCAGAAGAGTATGCGGCCGAGCTGCTGCATGAGGCCCTGGAAAGCCTTCGTAGCGGCGCAATGTCGATCGATGACTTCATCGACACAAGCGACGTGCGAAAGCCGATCGTGCACTGAGACGACTCGGCATAGCGCGCAACGGAGAACGGAACATTCACTGATGCCGATTCGATGAGTCGGCATTGGGAAGACAACCGAACGGAGCAACACCATGAACGAACAGTTGCAACAGGCGCTGGCCGCCATCTTGAACAAGACGATGGCTGGAGTTGAAGCCGGCGCGTCATTCCTGCAGGCAGAGCTGCCAGATGTGATCCAGAAACTGCTGATGTGGAAGCTGGTGGAGGCAAGCATGATCACATTCGCTGCTCTGTCGGTGATCGTCTTCTACGCCCTGTTCGTCCGCGCCTACTGCAAGGCAGAGGAAGGCGGCGCGCTTAAGGACTATCACAACATCCCAACCTTTGGAGGGTTTGCTGGATTGCTTGGCGGCTCGATCGCCTGTGTAGCGGCGATTGTTGGGCTCGTGCAATACCCACTGGCTGCAGCTCAGATTCTGGTGGCGCCGAAGATCTACCTGATCGAATACGCCGCCAGCCTAGCCAAGTAGCCACCCCACCCCCGCAGCTTGGCGACAGGCTGCAGCGGGCACCCATCAGCACATAGGAGGCAGCAATGGGCAAAGTCTTCAAGTACAGCGCCGACGGCTGCCAGCTCTCGACGCACGAAGAAGCTGAGTCAATCACCGGATTTCGCCTTGATCGCCGCTTGAACTACTCAATCGGTGAGTCTGGTGAAGTTGAGGAAGAAGGATTTTGCACTCTCCGCTGCTCTGGCTGTTCATGCGGCTGCGAGGGCGGATGCAGTTGCGGCGATGGCATGGGATGCAGGGAGTGCGGCTACACCGGAAGGCGCCGGACTTTCTTCGGCTTCCCCGCCCGGACCCCGGAAGAACGCAAGCGCGACAGAGAGCTATCAGCACATAGGAGGATGAGATGAGCAACGGACATACGCCGGGGCCGTGGCGCATGGACCACGATGGCAGCAACTGGATGGTAGTCACGGATGATTATCCGGAAATGGTGGATGTGTGGGGCTTCAATGGAATGCCAGCGGTCGAGGTTGTAGCAAACGCCCGCCTGATAGCTGCAGCGCCTGAGCTACTTGAGGCGCTGGAGTGCCTGCTCGAAATGGGTCATGCGAAAGCTGGAGACCTTGCCCGCGCCGCCATCGCCAAAGCCCGCGGCACCCCATGCTAACCGGCCCCGAAGTCCTGGTCCTCTGCGCCATCCTCGCAGCGCTGTACATGTGGGATTGGTGGAGAAGGAATTGGAAAGGCTGAACCCCGCCTGAACCAGCCAGGCCAGACCCCCCAGGTCTGCGATAACCGTACGGCGCGCGGTGCTGGTAGCGCCATGAATCACATCCGCGCGCGGCGGACCTTCGGGATATCCGCGACGAGGATCAGCCGGCCAGTGCCTCGATTGCTGAAAAACACCGGCAGCCGTTGGCGGGACTCCACTACACCCCGTTGAGACGGCCGAGTCGCTGCCGTAAGCAGCGCTGTATCGGAGAGTTTTCTGCTCGACCGCCAGTGAGGCGCACGTCGGCAGCCTGGGCGGACAGGCCAGAAGACTCTACCGATGCAGTGCGGCGTGGCAGCCATAGACACGCAAACAGCAAAAATACCGGGAACTAGGCGCGCCGGGGAAGAAGTCGTCAGAGGGAATGCCTTGCGGGCCGAAAGGTCGGGAGCCCTCTTGCGGAGCCACCGCATTGTTAAGGCGCGCCGGAGTGATGCCCGGCCACTGCATCACCCTCCTACACCCCAGCACTCACCGCAAAGCCTCCCCTTGTACCTCACTGGTCCTGCGATACAGGACGGGGGCTTTGCAGTGGGTGCCATTTCGTGAGGACTCAACGATGAAGTTCGAGATCGACCTAGATGAATACCTCCTCTCTGTTGAAGTAACCCGCTGCGAAGTTGTTGAGCCGGACTATCGATGCCGGGACAGCGCAGACGACTACTACGGCTATAGCGAGCTGGAGTTCACGGTCACCAGCGGGATCGTCTTCGACGAAGACGGGAACGATACAGACCTCGGCCGGAATGGCTGCGCAGCGGTTGCCGATGAGCACGCAGAGCGGATTGAAGAGCTGCTGTGGAAGCTGATCGACGCCAAGAGGGAAGCAGCATGAAGACCGAAGACACCATTCGCGAGCACTTCAAGCACCTGCGGGGTGCCAGGTACGCAGCCACCTCCGACTACCACTGCAACGTGCTGTACGGCTACCTCAAGGCCCTGCGCGACACCGGCCAGATCGAAACGAGCCTTTACCTGCGGATGAATCACGCGGTAACGAAGGCGTGGACGCTCAAGACGAAATTCACCGTGAGGACTGCGGCATGAAAGCCACCGTATACATCGCGCCGCACGGTCGCGCCGAGGTCATTGAAGTGACCAAGGTGCACCCAGAGGACGAGGCCTACTTCGTCCAGAACAACATCCAGATCAGCATGGAACAGCTTGCTGGCGAAACCATCGTTTACGCAGACATTGGCCAGACTGACGACGAGGGTGAGCCAGTCGAACTGATCGAGTTCGCCGGCACCCGATCTTGTGAAGAAACCCTGGCTGCGCTGCGCAAGGCATGCGAGGAGGCGGCATGAGCAAGGAAGTGAAGAGGTGGGATGAGCTGAAGCGACTGGCTGAGGCCGCTAAAGCCGCGCAAGAGACGCACCTTAGCTCCGACAGCGAGCAGGCATACGACGCCTGGGCGCACCTCGATGATCAGTTCAGCGAGAAAGCAACCCCGGCCACTGTTCTAGACCTGCTTGCCGACTACGACGCCCTTCTCGCTGAGCGGGATGCGCTGAGGAACGAGCTAGCAGATCTCGTTCGGGTAGTTGGTATGTCGGTCGACGGCTCTAGCGCCCGCAATAAGGCGATGGAGAAAGCATTCGCCGCCCTGCAAGGAGCCCAGCCATGACACGAATCACACGGCTGCAGATCACCGCAGAGATTGACGGAGCGGTATGCCACATCAAATTCTCGGCCGAGTGCCAGGACGTTTTGATCCAGATGATCCAGTCCCTATCTGGCGGCTCAATTGAGGCTGTAAAGCTGCCTGATTCGTTCCGGTTTGCAACTCTCGGCGAGGCCCTGCAAGGAGAGCAGCCATGACCATCCAACTCAAGGAGCTGGCCGGCGCTGTCGGCCTCGTCATCGTAGCCATGTTCTGCGCCTATCTCGTTCACGTTGCGCTGATAGGGGGTGTGTGATGGATGACCGCGAACTGCTGGAGCTGGCGGCGAAGGCCGCTGGGTACAACGCTTTTGCTGGGCACGCCGCGCAGATTCTGGATAGCGGATGGAACCCGCTTACCGACGACGGCGATGCGCTGAGGCTGGCGGTGAAGCTAGAGCTGGGAATCGACATCGTTGAAGCACATACAGCCGTAATGAGCAGGGATGAGCGTGTTTGCGTTGTTGACAGGTGCACTCGCCGCGCCATCGTCCGGGCCGCCGCCGCGATCGGGAGGGACATGTGATGGCTAGCCAAAGACAACGATCCCTGCGCTACGCATGGTGGCGGGGCTTCGCAGTGACCCTTGCACTACTCACCGGCTGGGCTCTCGCTCACGGCCTTGCAGATCGAATCACCAACGGGGCGCCGCTATGAGCAATCAGATCACACCAGGACCTTGGCGGAAAGGCGAGCGCGTCAGCTACGGCGGCAACGCCCACGGCTTTCCAATCTACTTCAACGACGACGGCGAGCAGGTTGCTGACTACGTCTACACCGAGGCAGATGCGGACCTGATTGTCGCTGCGCCTGATCTGCTGCACGCCCTAGAACTGGCCTGCAAAGAGTTGCACGCGTGCCAAGCTGTGATCCATCTGGCCGGAGGCTTCGATCCTGCTTATGTCAGGGATGCCCAGGCGGCACTGAGAACGATGCGCGGCGCCATCGCCAAAGCGCGAGGTGAAGCATGACCCGCACCCTCCCCCTCCACTACGACACCGGCCCGCACGACGACACCCCATCAGGCCACAGCTTCGCAGCTGCTTGGTGGACCCTTACCGGGTTCGGCGTCCTTTCCGCAACGCTCGCTTTCGGCCTCATTGGTGAGGCGGCGATCTTTTACTTCTTCGGGTAACACAACCTACTGACAGGCTGCGCGAGACGCGGCCAAGGAGAACTCATGTCTACGGAATTGGCCCTTGTGCCGCCAAAGGAAACCGCACTGCAAGTATTCCAGGCTGCGAACGGGCTTGACCCGTACCTGCAGCAGATTCGCGCCGAGATCGACGCCTTCGTGCCGGATGTGTCGACGAAGAAAGGCCGCGACGCCATCGCATCGATTGCCCACAAGGTCGCCCGCTCAAAAACGGCCCTCGACAACGTAGGCAAGGAACTGGTCGCCGAGCTGAAGGAAATCCCGAAGAAGATCGACGCCGAGCGCAAGCGGATGCGCGACACGCTGGACGCCTGGAAGGACGAGGTGCGGGCGCCGCTGAATGAGTGGGAGCAGGCTGAAGCGGATCGGGTGGCCAAGCACGAAGACCGAATCACGATGATGCGCGAGTTTGCCAGCGAGGCCGGTGAATACGACGCGCAATACCTCGCTGATCGTATCGCCCAGCTTGAAGCGATTGAGGTTGGCGCCGACTGGGAAGAGTTCGAAGCCGAAGCGCATCGCGTCAAGGCCGCCACGCTCACCGCCCTGCAGCTGGCCCTGACCAAGAGGCAAGCATACGAAGCCGAGCAAGCTGAATTAGAACGCCTCCGCGCCGAAGCTGCCCAGCGCGAGCAGAAAGAACGCGAGGAGCGCATCGCCCGTGAAGCCGCCGAGCAAGCCCAGCGCGAAGCAGAGCAGCGCGCTCAGGCCGAACGCGAAGCGGCCGTACGGCGCGAAGCCGAGGCCAAGGCCGCAGCCGAACGCCGCGAGCTGGAACTGAAGCTGCAGGCTGAACAAGCAGAGCGCGAGAAGCTGGAAGCCCAGCAGCGCGCCGAGCAGGCAGAGCGTGACGCCGCCGAGCGTGCCGAGCGCGCAGCAGCAGCCGAACGCCAGCGCCAAGCCGACGAGCAGGCCCGCATTGAGGCTGAAGCCAAGGCACGCGAGGCGGACAAAGCACACAAGGCCGCGATCAACCGAGCCGCCATGGAAGCCTTCGTTGCTGGCGGCATGACCGAAGAGTGCGCCAAGCAGGCCGTTACGCTGATCGCCAAGCGCCAGATTCCGAACATCCAGATCACTTACTGAGGTAGATCCGATGAGCACCGCACTGACACCGCTACTGAACAAATTCGCTCAGCGCTACGAGATGGGCGCCACCCCGGCAGAAGTCGCCAACACCCTGAAGCAGACCTGCTTTAAGGGCCAGGTCAGCGACGCGCAGATGGTCGCCCTGCTGATTGTCGCGGATCAGTACAAGCTGAACCCGTTCACGAAAGAGCTGTACGCCTTCCCGGACAAGAACAACGGGATCGTACCTGTCGTTGGCCTGGATGGCTGGTCACGCATCATCAACGAGCATCCGCAGTTTGACGGGATGGACTTCGAGATGCCGGCCGATGGCAGCGAGTACACCTGCCGGATTTACCGGAAGGACCGGAAGCACCCGACCAGCATCACCGAATACATGTCCGAGTGTAAGCGCAACACTCAGCCCTGGCAGTCGCACCCGAAGCGGATGCTGCGTCACAAGGCCATGATCCAGTGCGCCCGCCTTGCGTTCGGATTTGCCGGCATCTACGACCAGGATGAAGCCGAGCGCATCGTGGAGCGCGACGTGACGCCAGGCGAGGAAGTCGAGGACATTGCAGAAGCTCTATCGCTGATCAACGCAGCGCCGACGATGGAAGACCTGCAAGCCGCTTTCGGCGATGCCTGGAAGTCCCACAAGTCGAAAGGCGCACGCGACCAACTGACAACCGCCAAGGACGCCCGCAAGAAGTTCCTTATGGAGCAGCCGGTCGATGCCGAGTACGAGGAGGTGAGAGATGGATCAGCGCAGTGATGAATGGTTCGCAGCCAGGCTAGGCAAGGTCACTGCAAGCAAGGTCAAAGACGTAATGGCAAAGGGGCGCGGAGGCGCCCCTTCTGCTACCCGCCAGAACTACATGATGCAGCTGCTTTGCGAGCGGCTGACTGGAATGCCTGGCGGCGAAGACCTTTCCCGCAAACCGGCCGTTCAGCGCGGAAACGAACTGGAGCCCATCGCACGCTCCGCTTACGAGGTCGACAAAGGCCTGATGATCGTAGAGGCGGGCTTGCTTCTGCACCCGAAGATCGAAAGCTTCGGTGCCTCGCCAGACGGCCTGATCCTACTACCCAAGGGGCGCGGCGGCCTCGAGATCAAATGCCCGAATACGGCCACCCACGTCGCAACCATCCAATCCGGCAAGCATGATCCGCAGTACGAATGGCAGATGTTCGCGCAGATGGCTTGCGCCGATCTGGAGTGGGTCGACTTCGTCACCTTCGACGACCGCCTGCCGGATGAACTGCAGTACGCCTGCTTCCGCCTGGAGCGAGACGAGGCACGAATCAGGCAGATGGAAACCGAGATCAAGCTCTTCCTCGAAGAGCTGACAGAACTTGAACACGAAATGCGAGAGCGCATGAGGAGTAAGGCGGCATGAGTAAGCGATACGACGTGGTAGCAACCATTGGCCAGTACGAGAAAGACGGCCAGACCAAGTACGTCACCCGCAATGTCGGGGCGGTAATCCAGACCTCGAAAGGGTTTCGGCTGAAGCTTGACGCTTCGTTCAACCCGGCCGGCTGCCCGCGCTCGGAAGATGGCGGCGTGTGGCTGGCCCTATTCGAGCCGCGCGACGATCAGCAGCAGCAGCAGCCGCAGCAGCGCAGTCAGCCGCAACGGCAGCCTGAGCCTGACCTAGAGTCTGATATTCCGTTCTGACCTGACCCACCCCCGGGCGCCCAGCGCGCCCTCCTCCCCGGTACACACCCATGAACAAACCGACCGGCACCCGCCTGGGCAGGCTGATAAAGCGTGTCTCGGATTCGGGCATCACAGAAAAACGCTGTCCTCGCTGCGACGAATGGAAGCCCCATGACGACGCGCATTACCAGTTTCTGAAGACGCGCGGTTACCGGCGCAGCGAGTGCCGGAAGTGTGTGGCTGCCAAGCAGGTTGCCTACCAGCGAGCGAAGAGGCAGGCCGCAGCATGACACGAGACGAATACCTAAGCCGCACTTATGAGTTTGCGCCGCGCGGTGAGCGTCTGCCGCACGCCAGGCTGAACGCAGACCTTGTGCGCGCGATCCGCACCAACCGCCGCGGGCTCACTGCGCGCCAGTGGGCAGAACAGCTCGGCGTCCACCAGCGGACCATCGACAAGGTGCGCGACTACCGCAGCTGGCGGCACGTCGCCTAGGAGGGGAGATGACCTGCACAAGTCCGCTTGCTGGAAGGCGCCGCACGGAATACCGGCACTGGACGCCGGCAGAGGACGCAACACTGGCAGAACTGTATGCCACCAAGCCCATCACCGAGATAGCAGCCTTGATGGGACGCGGCACTGGCTCGATTCACAATCGCGTGTCGAAACTCGGACTGACCCGCCCTGATGAGTTCAAGGAAATCACCGGCTGCGGAAGATTCAAGCCTGGCCACCAGACTTGGAATGCAGGCCGCAAGGGCTGGCAGGCAGGAGGCCGCGCCAAGGACACGCAGTTCAAGCTAGGCCATCGCCCATCGAACACCTGGCGCCCAATCGGAGCTGAGCGCACCGACAAGGGCGGCATCCTCTACCGCAAGGTTGCTGACACCGGCAACAAGCGAACTGATTGGCGCCCGGTACACGTGATGTTGTGGGAAGAAAACAACGGCCCCGTGCCGGCTGGGCATTTCCTCGTCTTCAAGGACAGGAACCCCTCCAACATCGCCATCGACAACCTAGAACTGGTCACCCGCGCAGAGAACATGCGCCGCAACTCAATCGACCGCTATCCGCCCGAGTATCGCCAGGCAGCCATAACGCTCGGCTGGTTCAAGCGGAAGCTCAACAAACTGGAGCAGCACAATGAACAACCTCAGTGATCTGCGCGCCATCCTCGGCAAGACGATGGAGGGCGTGCTAGCCGGCACCTACTCGATTGAACAAGCGAAGGCCGTAGCCCAGGTCGCTGCCGAAGTGAACGCCACAGCGCGCCTTGAGGTGGACATGGCCCGCGCTACCGATGGCGATTTCCGAGGATCTGGCTTCATTGACGTAGAGCCCCGCATTGCTCCGCGTGAGCCTCTTCGGAGGATCGCCCCGTGACTGATCGCACCTACACCATCACCGTAACCGAGCGCCAGGCCGCCGAGCTGCAAGAGGCCTGCGAGCTACTGGCGCGGATCAAGATCGGCCAGATCGATCACGCCATTGAGCGGCTGCCGGGCTTCTACGACCGGCGCGACTGGGAGCAGGTCCACGCCACGCGGCACGAGATCCAGCGCCTGGCCAACACGCTGATGCCAGAAGCCACAAAGCGCCGAGAGGATAGCGTTGCGTGGGACTTGTATCAGGTCATCCGGCATCGCCTTTCATGGGATCGCGCACACGACCAAGGCGTCATCCAGCCCGGCGAGCCGCGCAAATGGCCCGAGATGATGGGCGTCAGCTACGACGAGCCGCTGGCAATGAGCGGGCTGCCGCTGGCCACAATCAAGGAGATTGAGCAATGAGCGACACACTGAAGGTAGCCGGGCGAATCGGCGCTGAGCTGGGGGCTGCGAAGGCGGAGAACGAGAAGCTGCGAGGATTGCTGCGTGAGTCCAGGCCCATCGTTTGCGGGTACTGCGACTTTAAATTATTGGAAAGAATCGACGCCGCCCTATCCCAGCAGGCCGAGTCGGAATGCCGCTGCACGATGCGAGAGCGCACGGTTGGCGATGGTTGCTCAGTGTGCAATCCCGAGCTAGCGGCAGAGCTGGAGGGCGACGAGCCAGCCCCGGCGCAGGATGAGCAGCCCGCCGTGTTTTGGGTGCTGTTCGACGCCACCGGCTCTGAACGCTTCATCAAGAAAGATGTGAGTGACGGTACGCTGGCGTTCTTTGACAGCGAGGACGAAGCGCAACGAGCCAAGCGCCGCCACCCAGGAACCGACTACAAGCTGGTCGAGTATTACCGCGCCCCCAACGCGCAGCCCGCCCCGCAAGGCAAGTTCCGCATGGGCGACCTCGTGAAGAAGTCCACCGGCAGCGAGTGGGTTGGTCGCGTGGTCGGCTGGTACTCCACTGAGCAGACCAAGGAAGGCTACGCAGTCGAGAGCAGCGCGCATCGCAACAGCGTGCAGATTTACCCGGTTACGGCATTGGAGGCAGTGGAATGAGCAAGGTATTGGTTGATCGGGAGCTGCTGACCAAGGCCGCAATGATCCCATCGAAAGAGTCACCGGAAGCCAATCGTCGGGACATCGTGGAACGAGGGAAGGCACAAGCTGACATCCGCGCCACTCTCGCAGCCCAGTCCGCAGAGTCGGAAGGTGTCGGTGTGCGGTTGCGCAGGGTGATCGACGAAGTGAAAGCCGGGTTCGTCGTGTGCCAGCGATGCGGCGACCAAGAGGACACAGCCACGCTTGACTGCGTGCCGGAGCTGGAGGCTATCGCAGCCGCCCTGTCAGCCGTGACCGCCGAGCGGGATAGGCTGCGGGAGCAGTGCAACCTCAACGACATGGTTCACGGCACGAAAGGTCGTGAGCGCGTTGCTGCGCTTCTCGCACAGGTCGAGGAACTGCGCAAGGACGCTGCGGCCGGCGCTGTCGTGTGGAAGTTCATCGATCGGATGGGTGACCCGGCAGAGTGCGACCCGGCAGAGGATATCTTGGCCGAGTTCGTTGCTGCGTTCGACGCCGCCCTGGCTGCGAAGGAGGCGTGAATGGGCGCATACATTGAAGTGCGTGCGGAGGTCCGCTACTGGGAAGACGCAACGGTAAACGGCGCCGAAGACAGCGACGGGAAGCTGATTCCGCTTCGGGATGGCGAGCTGTGGGTTCCGGTGATCCGGCTCTCCGATGGCGTCGTGATGGATTGGCCGGACGGTTTCGAGGCCGATATCCATTACAAGGTCTGCGACCAGGGTGAATACTGGCTACTTGATGAGGCGCGGACTCGGGTGGCGAAGTGGGCGAGCTACTACGTCCCAGATGAATTCCTCTGCCATGGCGACAACGGGTACGGCGACTACATCATCTTCCGCGTTGATGCGGATGGGAAGATAGTGAACTGGCGCACGCCATGTATTGATCCGGCCGAGTGGAAGACACTGACACCCTGAACCCAAGTCAGGAACTCGCCCCTAACCCCACCCAAACACACAGCCTGCCGGCGAGAGTCGGCGGGGAGGTAGAGACATGTTCGCTGAATCTGAAATGACGGAGATCATGCGCAAGGCCAACGAGGCAGAAACCGCGTATCGCCTTGAGCAATCACGGAAGCTCGACGAGGCCCTAGCCTACGTGGCTACGCTCGTCAGCCCCCGCAAACTGCAGCACATCAAGGAGTACATAGCAGAGTCCGAGATCACCAGCGACTTTGAGATCACCGAAACCCACGGCGGCCACAAGGAAGATTGCACTGGTTACGCCTTTCGCTACGCCTACATCGACCAGCGCGCCGGCTATCTGGACGACGACTTCAGCGGGGAAGTCTGGATCCCGCTGCCGAAAGGCAAGTTCCTGAAATTCCATTTCGCGATGTAGTCGCCACAGGAGATAGACATGCACACAGACAAGGCGATAGCAGAGTTCGAGGCGTGGTGGGACAGGCAGCCGTTCCGCGAGCAGTTCGAGGACGTGAAGGACCAGATGCGGAATGTGTGGCTGGCGTCACGGCGGGAAGACAAGGACATGCATGAGGCAAAGCGTAGCGATCAATTCGTCGAGATCATTGAGAGCCAGGTTGGTCAGTGGGTCAAGTTCGAGGACTTTGACAAGGCTGAGAGCGATAAAAAGGAGCTTGAAGCGCAGGTCCTAAGCCTGCGTGCAAACTGTAGCCACCTAGCGAAAACACTATCGCAGGCCTGCGAGAATCTGAAAAAGGCCCGCAAGGAGCGAGATAGAAACCATGCAAAGCGCTGCGCTCTTCGCGATGAAATCGGACCGATCAAGCAGCAGCACGCGCAGCTTCTGGAGGCGCTTGAGTGCGCGATAAGCCAAGTGCCAGAACTGGCCAGCGTGCCTGGCATTGCTGCCGCCATCGAAGCAGTCGGCGTAACGGTGAGGGGGTGAGAGATGTTCATGACTCCGCAGGAAGTGGCGGACCTGACCGGCTACCAGAAGCCCAGCAAGCAGATTGCCTGGCTCACGGCTGAGCGGTTCGGGTTCGTAGTGGGCGGTGACGGCCATCCCAAGGTGCTGCGCGACGTTGTATTGTCGCGGCTTGGAGCCGTCAAAACATCGAAGAAGGAGCCGCAGCTGAGGCTGACAGGCTGAGGACACGAGCATGCGCCCGAGGAAGAAGGACCGGCATCTGCCGGCGTGCATGTACCAGAAGCACGGAGCGTACTACCTGGTTCGCAATGGGAAGTGGGAGCGGCTTGGAACGGATCTTCAGGCGGTACTGATGATCTACGCCAAGCGAATGGCGGCAGGGACGCAAGGCGGCATGCCTGATCTCATTGACCGGGCGTTCAAACACCACTGCAAGCTCAAGAAGCTGAGCCCGAACACGGTGGCACAGTATGAAATCGCGGCCGAGCGACTGAAGACGATCTTCGCGGAGTTCGAGCCGCGCCAGGTGCTCCCCAAGCACGTGGCCGCAGTGAAGATGGAGTTGGCTGGCACCCCGAACATGTGCAACCGGATCCTGTCATTCCTGCGCGTCGTGTTCGGCTATGCGCTTGAGTGGCAAGAGGTCGATTCAAATCCGTGCACTGGAATCAGCCGGCACGCAGAGGGCCGACGCGATCGCTACATCACCGATGCAGAGTTCGGCGCCCTGCTCAACGCGGCAAGCCCTTACATTCGGGCAATCCTTGAAATGTGCTACCTGACCGGCCAGCGCATAGGAGACGTGATCGCTATTCGCCTGGCGGACATCAGCGACGAGGGAGTTTCGTTTGTGCAGGAGAAGACAGGCGCAAAGCTGATCGTGGCCATGACGCCAGACCTGCAGGCCGTCATCGATCGCGCCAAGGCGCTACCGCGCAAGGTCCGGACGCTAACCCTGTTCTGCTCACGCACCGGGAGGCCAGTCAGCTATGAGACCGTCAAGGAAGCATTTCAGGCGCTGCGCGAGAAGACTGGAATCCATGACGTGAAGATCCACGACATTCGCGCCAAGTCGCTCACCGATGCCGACCGGGAAGGCAAGAACGCGCAGACGCTCGGAGGCCACGCCGACGCCAGAATGACCGCTCGCTACCTGCGCGGCCGGTTGCCGAAGATCGCCCAGGCGCCGACAATGCCGTCCCGGATCGGCTGAAGTATTAGACAGAATCGATGAGTATTAGACAGAAAGCCTCAGAGGCCAGTAACGACGGGCTTTCTAGCCACACGCCGATGATGCAGCAGTACTGGAAGCTCAAGCGCGAGCATCCGGACCAGCTGATGTTCTACCGCATGGGCGATTTCTACGAGCTGTTCTACGACGACGCCAAGAAAGCCGCCGCGCTGCTCGACATCACCCTGACCGCGCGCGGACAGTCGGCGGGCACAGCAATCCCCATGGCCGGCATTCCGTTCCACTCCGCCGAAGGCTACCTGGCGCGACTGGTCAAGCTGGGCGAATCGGTGGTGATCTGCGAGCAGATCGGCGATCCGGCGACCAGCAAAGGGCCGGTGGAGCGCCAGGTGGTGCGCATCATCACCCCCGGTACGGTGAGCGACGAGGCGCTGCTCGACGAGCGCCGCGACAACCTGCTGGCGGCGGTAGTCGGCGACGAGAAGCTGTTCGGCCTGTCGGTGCTGGACATCGCTAGCGGCCGTTTCAGCGTGCAGGAGCTCAAGGGCTGGGAGACCCTGCTCGCCGAACTGGAGCGCCTGAGCCCAGCAGAATTGCTGATCCCCGACGATTGGCCGCAGGGCCTGCCGCTGGAGAAACGCCGCGGTGTGCGCCGTCGCGCGCCCTGGGATTTCGATCGAGACTCGGCCTTCAAGAGCCTCTGCCAGCAGTTCTCCACCCAGGACCTCAAGGGCTTCGGCTGCGAGAACCTGACCCTGGCGATCGGTGCCGCCGGCTGCCTGCTCGCCTACGCCAAGGAAACCCAGCGCACCGCCCTGCCCCACCTACGCAGCCTGCGCCACGAGCGCCTCGACGACACGGTGATCCTCGACGGTGCCAGCCGGCGCAATCTGGAGCTGGACGTCAACCTGGCCGGCGGTCGCGAGAACACACTGCAATCGGTCATGGACCGCTGCCAGACCGCCATGGGCTCGCGCCTGCTGACCCGCTGGCTGAATCGCCCGCTGCGCAACCGCGAGACTCTCGAGGCGCGTCAGGACTCGATCACCTGCCTGCTAGAGCATTACCGCTTCGAACAGCTGCAGCCGCAGCTCAAGGACATCGGTGACCTGGAACGCATCCTCGCCCGTATCGGCCTGCGCAACGCCCGCCCACGCGATCTGGCGCGCCTGCGCGACGCGCTCGCTGCGTTACCGCAGCTGCAGGCCGGCATGCAGGACCTGGTGGCACCGCATCTGCTCGAACTGGCGAAAAGCATCAGTACCTACCCGGAGCTGGCCGAGCTGCTGGCGCGCGCCATCATCGACAATCCGCCGGCGGTGATCCGCGACGGTGGCGTGCTCAAGACCGGCTACGACGCCGAGCTGGACGAGCTGCAGTCGCTCTCTGAAAACGCCGGCCAGTACCTGATGGACCTGGAGACCCGCGAGAGGGCGCGCACCGGCCTGGCCAACCTCAAGGTCGGCTACAACCGCGTGCACGGCTACTTCATCGAGCTGCCGAGCAAGCAGGCCGAATCCGCGCCGGCCGACTACATCCGCCGGCAGACCCTCAAGGGCGCCGAGCGCTTCATCACCCCTGAGCTGAAGGAATTCGAAGACAAGGCACTGTCGGCCAAGAGCCGCGCCCTCGCCCGCGAGAAGCTGCTCTATGACGAGCTGCTGGAACTGCTCATCGGCCATCTGCCGCCCCTGCAGGAAAGCGCTGCCGCACTGGCCGAACTGGACGTGCTGAGCAATCTCGCCGAGCGCGCGCTCAATCTCGATCTGAATCGCCCGCGCTTCGTCGAGCAGCCGTGCATGCGCATCGAGCAGGGTCGCCACCCGGTGGTCGAGCAAGTATTGGAGACGCCTTTCGTGGCCAACGACCTTGGCCTCGACGATGCCACCCGCATGCTGGTCATCACCGGGCCGAACATGGGCGGTAAATCGACCTACATGCGCCAGACTGCGCTGATCGTGCTGCTGGCACAGATCGGCAGCTTTGTCCCGGCAGCCGCCTGCGAGCTGTCGTTGGTGGACCGCATCTTCACCCGCATCGGCTCTTCGGACGATCTCGCCGGCGGGCGCTCGACCTTCATGGTGGAAATGAGCGAAACCGCGAATATCCTGCACAACGCCAGTGATCGCAGCCTGGTACTGATGGACGAGGTCGGCCGCGGCACCAGCACCTTCGACGGCCTGTCGCTGGCCTGGGCGGCAGCCGAGCACCTCGCCAAGCTGCGCGCGTTCACGCTGTTCGCCACCCACTACTTCGAACTGACCGTGCTGCCGGAAAGCGAGCCGGTAGTGGCCAACGTGCACCTCTCGGCCACCGAGCACAACGAGCGCATCGTGTTTCTGCACCATGTACTGCCTGGCCCGGCGAGCCAGAGCTATGGCCTGGCGGTGGCGCAGCTGGCCGGTGTGCCGGGCGAAGTCATCCAGCGAGCACGCGACCATCTGTCGCGCCTGGAAACCACCAGCCTGCCCCACGAAGCGCCGAGAATGGCACCCGGCCAGCCGGCACCACCGATGCAGAGCGACCTGTTCGCCAGCCTGCCGCATCCGGTGCTCGAGGAATTGGGGCGGATCAATCCCGATGATGTGACGCCGCGCCAGGCGCTGGACCTGCTATACAGCTTGAAATCACGCATTTGA